GCTGTACTTTTCAGAACTGCAGAAAATGAAAAGGATTATCGTGGTGGTGCAAATAGACATTGTTCTTATGACAACTTGGCAGAAGAACTTTCAAGTCTTTTCGACATGATGTAAGGAGTGCTTATGAAATCTTATATTTTGAAATCCTGGACTGATGGAAAGGTTGTCTATAAATCGGACAACCTTTTTTCATCTGATAATGAATTGTGGTTGGATGTTTCTGTAATGAAGAAACAGTTTTTCGGAACATACGCAGAAATCGTAAAGGAGAATGCATAATGAAATGTTTTACCGATTATTTCCCGAATGGTGCAAGTGAAGCACAGAGAGAGAACTTCAGAAAAGGTTTGCTTAAAGGTGAATGTCTTTCTGACGCTTATCAGAAGTGGACTGTTGAAGAGAAATGTCTTGATGAACAGTTATCCGCTTTAAGTATGCTCGACAGTTGTTTCGCTTATGGCGGTGTTTCTGATTTCTATCGTAAAAAGGGTTATAACAATTGCGAAAGTTATTATGACTCTTACCTGCGTGACTACATCAAAGTTGGTGGAACAAAAGAAGAGTTTGACAAAATGCTTGAAGTTCAGAAAAAACATCTTGAACACTGTTTCGTGAAACGCAATGTTTACACTGATTTCGAAGGTTGTTCATACAATTCAATTGTTGATTTTGATGAGGAGGTGGTTGCATGACAGAACTTGATAAGTGGTCAGAAGAAACTGACCGTAAGAAGAAACAGATTGCTGAAAGAGTTAAGTCTGAATTAGCCGGGTCTTTATCTGCAGAAGATGAAGAAATAATTGATGAATGGGCTTTCGAGCTTGGAGGTATCTGATGAAACTTGTAAGTTTGTTTATCTACACACCATGTTTCGGGTGGCAGTTATGCGACATACACGAATACAAAGAAAAGTATTCATGTACTGATGTATTTACTGATGATTTGTTGAAAAAGGAAGAAATGCAGCTCATCAAAAAGGAAGTCGATTGCATGGGCAATGCATTTGTCATTCACTTGGACATGAAGTCTGATTACTCGGTGAAACATCCCGAAGTGAATCAGGCTCATTATAAAGCAGAAGCAGTTATAGTCTGCTAAGGAGTTATCAATGATTTTGATCTGTGTTGGAGATGACGTTGATGTACACGTTTTTAAGAATGTACTCACTTACGACTGTCTGACAAAAGAAGATTTGGATAACGTATGTGAAGAACTCAATGTCGAACCTACGTTTACCAAAACAGAAATGGACATTATCAAGTATCGTCTTGGTAAGTTTGACAATATGGCTGACATCAACGATTTGTGTTGGATTGTCAAAGATGTAATCAGCGAAAGAAAATAAGGAGTAATTTATGGGTCAGTATTACAAAGTAATTATTAGACGTAATGGAAAGGATACGGTTTATAACCGTGATGTAGACGGTGAGTACACAATGGCAAAACTTATGGAACATTCTTGGTGGCGAAATGATTTTTGTTGTGCTTTTGCAAAGACACTTCTCGATAAACCTACAAATGTTTGTTGGTGTGGTGATTACGCAGAAGAAGACGAGTGTGAAGAACTTGGTTTTGATTACAAGAAAGTTTGGGGCCGCAACAAAGGTCGTGGAATTAAAAGTACAAAGTTTACTCTCAGTGATGTGAAATATCTCATCAACAACGATAAGAAGATTTATCTAGACTTGCAGAAGTATTACGAACGCTGCAACAAAAAGGAAGAATATCAAGGACAGTTTTACGATTGGTGCATTTTCCCTATCTCTCTTCTTACTGCACTTGGCAATGATCGTGGCGGTGGTGACTTTCACGAAGGAAACGAAGGTTATTCAGATGTAGGTGCTTGGGCGTTTGATGAGATTTACGTCTCAAATACATTACCCGAAGGATACAAAGAAGAGATTTACACCTTTATCGAGGATTAATTATGAAGAAAGAGTACCAGGTTGCTTGGAACTGCTTGCTTGTGTGCTTACGAAATAATTACCCATTAAGTATTTGGATTTGCCCTATTCCGCCCGAACACAAAGAACGGATGTTGAAAGCAGGCAAGAAATTTGTTGAACGTGAACGGCTCTCTAATCGGGAGCCGTTTTTATTTGAGGAGATGAAATGACTCTTAAAAACAATTGGACTTTCAGCGGCGAGGTTGTCCGCAAAAAAGATTTTGGTGACGGTCACGGTGGAAATATCACTGTGAAAGGAACTTCAAAAACTGGTTCTGTGGAATTGTCAGTATTTCTTACAGAAGAAATGTATAAAACCATTTGCGACAAAGACTACCCTGTAGTTTGTGCAAGTGGTCATATCGAGCAGAGAACTTGGGCAACTGAGACCGGAAATCTCAAACATTCGCTCAAGCATATTGCAGATAAGTTGGAGCTGGTCTCTTAGGACAAATCAAATTGTCCATAAGTTTTCAGTATAAAGTCCATTTTCAAATTAAAGTTTGAAGAAACTGTAAGAACAGTAAGGAGTAAGTAATGGACAAACTGTGGGAAGAGTTCCTGAAGCCTGAACGGTGGGAAAAAGCCATAGCCATTGCGGTGGATAAGAATATGCCATACGACAAACTTGAGGCTATGTGTAATCCGGATTTCAGAGCTGCTTTAGGAGCATTACTTAAAAACAATCTTTATGACATTGAACGTCCTCATCAGCAGGCAATTCCAAAAGATGATGGCGGAACTCGCATTGTATACATCAATGAGTATCGTGACAGAGTAATCCTTTCAATCATCAATGACATGTTGTTTGAGTTCTGTGATAGTTTAATCTCGGAACGTTCGAAAGCATATCAGACGGATTTAAGCTGCGGTAAAGTTGTTCGTGAAGTTGTATCTCGTATCTCGTCTTGTGAGTTAAAAACAATCGGTATTAAGGCAGATTTATCCAAGTATTTCGACAGTGTGCCATTACGGTTCATTGAAGAAGTATTTGATAAGGTGGAAGGAATCTGCGGTAAGTCATGCATTGTGGAACTTCTCAGACGTTATTACAGAGATAACAGATGTAAGGATGTTGACGGTAACGAGATTGAGCATTTTCAATCTCTCAAACAAGGTTGTGCCGTTGCTTCATTCCTGGCAAATACAGTTCTTTATGAAATGGACGAGGAGATCAAACTTCTTGACGTTTACTACGTTCGCTATTCTGATGACATTCTCATCATTGGCAATGAATGGGAAAAAGGTAAGGAAATTCTCGAACGCAGATTAAACGAAAAGGAACTCGTTCTCAATCCGAAAAAGGTTGAAGTTCTCAGTAAAGACAGGTTCTTCAAGTTCCTGGGCTTTATGATACGCGGAACTGAAATCTCTTTATCAAATAAACGTCTTAAGAACTTTCAGAAAGAAATCTTAAGCCGTTGTATGAAAGCAAACTCCTATAAATCCGCATTACACATGGTAAACCGTTATCTCTATAACGGTCAGTATTGTTGGGCAAAAGGCGTGCTGGCATATATGAATAACGAAACAGACATTAAGACGTTGAACAACTATGTCATGGACTGTTTACGTGCTTCAATAACAAGACGCTTCGAGTTGGGTGGACTCGGCGTTGAGTTAGAGAAGAAAGATGGTGTTGTGACTAGAGGAACTGGTCGCAACGTTCGTTCAAACCGTGAAAGAACTGAAAAGCATCTTGACGGATATCTCACACTCTTTGCTGCAAAGAAAGCATTGGGTAATAGAGATATGTTCGATAACTTGGTGAGGTCATTGTAATGAAACTTTTAATTGAAATCCCAAAAGAGTTTGAAGCACATTTTAATGACGACAGATTTACAGACAGTTTTAAAAGGATATGCACTGACATACGGTATCACGGCAATCCTATCTCTGGACTGTACGAACGTGAAGTGATTGAAATGCTAGAAATCGCAATGACAAATGCAAAGGTTATTAAGTGAGGTCTTTATGAAAGTAGCAACAATAATCAAGCGTATCGAACATGGTCAGCCGTTCAGAGTGAGTTTTGAAAACAGAACTCTGACTTTGAATGGTTTGGTTGTAAAGAATATAGAGTTCGAATTGCCGGACAACGTAGAAGACAAGTTGTTGGAGTATTTCGAAAACTATAAATATTCAGTGCCAAGTGCCAAAGCAGATTCAAAATACTTCTTTGCATTTGATGAAAGTCATTTAAGCACCAAACAGCTCGCTGAAAATGAACACAGATACATAGCGAGAGCGAAACTCGAAATCTATGTGCTTGGACTTATCATCAATAACAAGTGGGATTTTGGAGATAAGTGGTATTGGCAGAGTCCTAAAGACTCAAAACTAGTTCTTTTTAAGAAGTGGTTTTGATGCCCATTGTGTAGTTATTACCACAATTTAAGCAATTTATTTTTCAGACTTAATATACATTACAGAGGTGATATATATGCTTATAGATTTGAAGAATAAAAAATTTGGCAGACTTACAGTAATTGATAAAGCCGAGACTCGTATAAGTAAAGCCGGTAGATACATACCGTATTGGTATTGCGTATGTGACTGTCAAATGGAATTGCCAGAAGAAGAACGTGAGATAATAACTGTACAAGCAAGAAAACTTAGAGAAGGTCTAACAACTTCTTGTGGTTGCATGAGACGTTTACGTCATAAAAAAGAAAATCGTTATGAAATAAACGGCGATGTAGTTACTATGTATGATTCAAAAGGATATTCATTCCTTATTGATTTAGAAGATTTAGATAAGGTTAAAGAACATTGTTGGAAAGTAAGTGAAAGGGGTTACGTTCAAAGTGTTTCACCAATGGTTAATAGAAAACGTACTTACATAATCTTACATAGGTTTGTTATGAATTGCACCGATTCATCAATGGTAGTTGACCATATAAATCATAATACATCTGATAACAGAAAATGCAACTTAAGAATATGCACTCCTTCTCAAAACCTATTCAATGTTAGACCTACTTCTTATAACAAATCAGGTGTAAGAGGTGTGAGATTTAACAAATACACAAACAAATGGGAAGTCGGTATTACGATCGACGGAAAACATCGTGTTGTCGGTTACTACAAAGAAATAGCAGACGCTGTTGCTTGTAGAAGGCAGTATGAAGAAAAATATTACGGTGATTACCGTTATAAAGGAGATTAATATTATGAATAAAATTGAAGTGAGATGTCCAAATTGCCAAACGAATTTTGTTATCGGTAAGAGTGGTAATGCAGTAACAGAATTGAGTGAAGGAGTTCACTATCTCGTTCCTGAAACAATCCGCAATGAAAATGTTACAAACGCAAAAACAGAAGTGCGTATGGCTGCACTCAAAGCCGCAGGCGTTGATGTAGACAAGTTGCAGACTCTTATGCAGAGTAATGAAAACTTGAAAGACATCTTCAATTCTGATGACCCGATTATTACCGAGTTGTCAAAAGGAGGTTTTATAAACAATCCAGAACTTTTTAGGCGTTGGATAGCCGCACAGACCTTCCGTCTTCTTAAAGACCCAAGTGGTTGGACTCACGCCGTTCGTAAGACATACGATACAAAGTATGTTTACAATCAGTCAAAACGTGAATTGAAGTTGCTCTGTCACCTTAAAGAGAAGTGTCCAAATGACATTCGCTTTCAGTTCTTCACTCTTGAAGATTTGAAAACAATCTTCGAAGAGCTTATGGATTACAACAAGTGGTATTGGTATCGCTCTGATGACGAAAGAAGAACGAATATTAAACACAGAATTATCACAAGCCTTACTTACAAGGAACTTCTTAGTGTTGTTGAAAGCACAACTTGGAAGTTCGATTGGAACTGTACTTTCAAACCAAAGGCTTGGTTGAACTGTTTCAAAGGTGCAGGTGCTTACTATACCTTGCAGAACATTATTCGCACTCACGGACTTGTTATTCCTAAGTGCAAGGATATGAACGAGTCACTTGAATATGTTGATGTAGTATTCAAGTCAATCATCGGTTACGAGCCAAAAGACAGACGTTGGGATATTCTTCTCAGCGTTCTAACAATGGCTGTAGATAAGACTGGCTTCGAATTGAAGTACTAAGTCTTAAACCAAGTCAATGGTGAGTACACAAGTCACGAGAGTTTAATAGACCCTCCTGGTACCGGCGTATAAGATATCGCCGGTACCAGGAGGCTTTATATCAAGCCTTCTTAAAGAGATTGTCCACGAGTGTTGAGTGTGCTTATAGTCAGATTTAATGTACTAGGACATCAATTCAAAGTCCATCCTATCATACAGCCCGAAACCGTGCTGTATCCTTAGATGGAATATATCAATCAATTAGAGAGATGACCGCAATGTCTAAGTGCAAGTCAAATTAAGTGTACTTGTGTATCTGCCTTTATTAATAAGCAGGTGCTGCAGTAATAAACAAACTACTGCAGCACCTGCTTCTCAAATCGAAGTTTTATAGTGATGACCATAGATACAGAGTGCATAGTCAGAAGTTCAATGTACACTAAACGAGCCTTTAATAATCCTGAGCATTCGACGGTAGATAGAGTTCGACCGTCGAATTGAGAGGATTAAATCAACCCATTAAAGTGACTGACGTTTCGTTTAGATGTGCATAGTCAAATTAAACATACTTGAAAGTCGAACTTGAACAAGAGATGCCTACGCCGTGCAAGGAATTCACGGCTCCCACATCTCCATGTATCACATTATTAAAGAGATGACCAATAGACTTTAAGTGTGTAGCAGATTTAGGAATATTCGGAACAAGTAATTTAACCAATATTCAGGATCATCTGGAAATTCATCCAGATGATCCTGAATCTAATATCAAACCTTTATAGCGACTGCCGTTTGTTCGAGTATTCCATAGCAGATTTACAGATACAAGAAACTCAAATTCAATGTTCCCTGTACCGGGAGCTGGATAAGGTAATCCGAGCTCCAGGGACGAGGGAATGTATCAATTCATTAAAGACACTGCCACGAGTTGTGAGTATCTGAGCAGAAACGTAAATGCAAGAACCGTTCTTCATGATTGCAGCCCCTCCGTCCAGTTCAAGAACTGGATAGAGGCGGCTGCAATCAATCAAACCAATATAGACACTGCCATTCGGTGTGAGCATTTACAGAGAGAGTTTATCAGCGTGTTTATAAGCACGAAGGAGTTATTTATGGAACATGTAGATTTTGTAAACGAGGTATTTGATCTTTGTATCAAACATTTAGCATCAGAAGGTTTTCATTATGAAGTCGAAGAAAATGGTCATAAGACCTGGGTAGATGAACTTCACAATGCAATCCAGGACGCTTGCGTAAAAATCATTACAGCATTTGATGATTACAACGAAGACCATGATTTATGCAAGTGCGAATGGTGTGGTGAACTTTGTGACAAGTTTGACATGATTAAGGAATTGAACATGGGATATCTGTGTTCAAGCTGTGTGGATGCTCTTCACAGCCGTGGCGAAAAATTAACTATTGTGGAGGAATAATATGATAGGTGAAGAAATTGATATTAAAGAAAGAGGAAGTTGGCTTGTACATTCAAGTGGAGCTGGTCGTGGAGACCATAATGTAGTTGTTTATGACGAATCATTACAGACTGCAATTGATGTTGGGCTTTCAATGATTTGTGAAGACGGATTTCATTATAAAGAACCTAATTTATTTTGGTGGGATGATGACACGATTATTTTTACTAGCGATGATCCATGGGTTGTTCATGTAAAAAAATGCAATGAATCAAAAAAAATGACCGTTTTTGGAAGATAAGGAGGTGTGTCATGTACATATCAGATAAAGATTTTGAAAAGGTTCAATACCTATTAGGATTCGTAAACAATATTGCAGAAATGGTTCTTGATCCAGAAGAATACCTTGACCCGAACACAAAGGATTCAACTGTGTATTCAGTTTGGTGCAGCGAAGATGATGATACTATTGAACTCAGTACACTTGAGGGTGATGATATCGAAGAATTCAAGGATACTCTTGCTGCAATTGAAGGTGAAGTGAAGTCAGTTGTAAAAGTTGATTTCTCTAAACGTTGGGAAGAATTAAGGAGTTAGATATGACGAAAGAAGAAGTTTTGAACTTACTTAATGGTTCAGATGAAAAGTATGATTACGGAAACCACAGGTTGCTTGTAAATCTTACATGCGTATTCGAAAGTGATGAAGAAGAAACAGAGGTAACATTTGCAGTTCCTTTTATCTTCGTTCTTCAATATCTTAACAAATTCAGCGAATGGCAATGGGATGACTTGAAGAGGTGGCTTGAAAATGAATATACGTCAGAAGATAGCAGGGAAATACTTGAACAGGCTATTTTGCAAAATCAAATCGCTTTCTTGAAAATAAATTAAAGGAGTAAATTATGAACTTTGATGAATTTGTTGAAAAAAGCCAGTGTGAAATTGAGCCGAAACTTTCAAGTCTTGGGTATAGGTTTACAGAAGAGATACATATTAGTGGACCTACATTTGCATGCAATTATATCAACCTGGAAGAAAAGAAAAAACTACAGATTATCTATGAGTTGTATGCACATAATGCATTCTGTAAACAATTCTACGAAACAGAATTAGAGGAGTAACGTATGAAAAAGATATTTGCCAGAATTGGAATTGAATTGGTTGTATCTGACAAAGAAGCAAATCAGATACTTAAAGAAGCTGGAAGTTATTTTGACTGTGACCACATCTCAAATAACGAACTTGATATCGACAAAGAGTTTGCAGAACGTTTTATCAAAGATGGAACGCTTACTGAAGACTCTTATATTCCAGAAGACAGTATTGAGGAGGTGTAACTATGGAAGTATGTGTATATCACGCTTTAGATTCAATCAATGAAATCAACAGAAAATTGCCGGAGATTACATTGAGAGATATATTCGCAATGTCAGCACTTAATGGAATCCTATCTGATTGCGATGGATACTCACAGCAACATCAGGCAGAAATTGCTTATCAATTTGCAGATGCAATGCTTAAGGCAAGGAAGAATAAATGAAGCAGGTAAATATCGCTGTTATGGATTATAGTGACGGCTCTATCAAGATGTACAGCATTGAACGTAGAGATAACTATGATACAGAAGATATTGAGAGTTGGCTTGTAAGTAATACGAACTATTCAACAAGTTCCTGTTACTACATGTATTCAGAAAAAGAAATTCCAATTAAAAGGAGTTAGGTTATGAGAATATATTTTGACTTTTATGGTGACTTCAAGAAAGTTGACCTTGAAGAATGCTGCTTTGGTGCTATCGAGTTTGATTACAAAGGTAAGCACTATATCGTAGATGCGGTTGGTGAAATTAACTTTGACATAGAAGACGGTTATTTCGGTGGTCGCTTCAAAGGTGATTATGAACAACTTACATTTGACAAAGAAAAACCATTGAGTAGAGAAAAACTTGAAGAAGCTATTCTGAACATGGACACTTCAACATTCCGCTATAACGTCTTAGATGACGGAGAAACATTGGATTACAAAAAGTTGAAAGTTGTTATTGAAATTGGTGATAAATCTATTCAGTTCGAATTGAACAAGGAGTAAGTATGTTAATAAGAGATTTTTTTGACAGATTAAGAATGTACCCAGATTGGGATAAACACATCGTTATCGAGAATCAGAAAACTAAGATGCTCGATGACATTGTGGATATTGTCTGCGATGAACGCAATGGCAATTTGATTATCGTAAAGAAGGAGAACTAGTTATGACACAGTGGGAAAAGTACATCGAGTATCTTAAGAAATGGGCTGAAGAACACGAAGACGAAGCAAATGCAGGAATGTCACCTACTTGCTTTGACGAATGGGAAGAGAACGAAGATGTTGCAGATAATCCAAATCGTCAGATCATCTGTAAAATTACATGGCGTATCCAGGATATCGTAGACAATTTTAGAGATGAGTATGGTCGTGAACCTACACAGAAAGAAATTGATGCAATTTATGAATATTATAAAGCTGAGGAATGCGAAGACGGTTCGATTAGTTATGGATGGCAATACATTTATGACGCAACCGAAGAAGCAATGCCTATATACGAGGAGGAAGAAGATGATTAGTGGCGAATATGAAATCAAGGAAAGCAAACTTGATGACATTACTCATACTGAAAGAACAATGAAGATAGAGTTATGTATTGTAACCTATGAACCATCAAAGAAGAACTCAGACGCATTTTTAGATGAGCTGCAGACACTTCTCAACAAATACGCAATATAAGGAGGTTTAATATGCCAAATTGGTGCTATACAAACATTTCTATTTGTCACAATGACAAAAACAAACTTAAGGATTTCTTTGACAAAGTTGAAGAATGGAGAAAAAAGCCTTATAAGACAAACGATTTCGACACATATTCTCTTGGTTGGCTGGGTAATATCGTTGGAAACTCTGGTCTTGCAGAATGGAAAGTAAAAGAAAATGGACGAGAAGATTTTGTTCCCAACATAAGCTGCAGAGGTTCACTTCAGACTTTCGAACTGCACGAGAACAACATTAATATCAACACAGAAACCGCTTGGGGTCCAATGCTTGAAATGTGGAAATTACTTTGCGAAAAGTACCTGCCTGGTGCAGACATTTACTACACCGCAGAAGAATGTGGTAATGGCTTGTTCCAAACAAATGATCCTGATGTTGTAGGCAAATATTACATCGATGTATGGGATACACCACCAGAGGGATTTGAGGAAGAAGAGTCTGTTTATGAAGCAGAAGAAGACGACACAATTGAATTCTTGCAGCGTGTTTTAAAAACAGATGAAACGGATATTAAAAAGTTAATAGATATGGCTGATAAAATCGAAGAACCTTGGTTTTCTGTACATGAATGGGAAACTATGGAAGTGGATGAAATTATCAGTTTTGAATAAAAAGACCCACTGATTTCTCAGTGGGCGAATATCAAGAGATACTCTCGATACCCTAGGAAGTTACAGAGTATCTCCTTTCTTAAAAACAATCAATACATAAGGAGATTTCTCTATGGAACAACACGTTTCAATTTCTCGTGGAAACGTTAAGATGGGTGCAATTCCATCCGTTTCTCTACCACCAATCATCACTTGTTCAAAAGAGGCTTGTAAGCACTGCGGTAAAAAGTGTTATGCACTTAAGATAGCACGACTTAGACCTAAGACAGTAGGGGCCGCTTATCAGCGTAATCTCGACATACTTCAGAACGACCCTGACAAGTATTGGAGAGAAGTAAACGCTGCTCTTTCAATCAATCGTTTCTTCAGATTTGGTGTAAGCGGTGACATCTACAACAAAGAATATCTTGCAAAGATGTGTGAACTTGCAAAGAAGAATTCACATTGTCAGATTCTATGTTTCACAAAGCAGTTTGATATTGTGAACGAATATCTTTCAGAACACAGACTTCCCAAAAACTTACATCTTATCTTCTCTGCTTGGCGTGGTATGGAAATGAAGAATCCTCACAATTTGCCGGAAGCTCATGTTATGTACAAGGACGGATACACAACCGCTAAAGACGGAGCAAAGTGGTGTTCAGGCAATTGCTTCGAATGCAGTGTAAGTATGGCTAATTGTTGGTCACTCAAAAAATCTGAGCAAATAATTTTCAAAGAACACTAATAGGAGTTTTTTATGGCTGAAATAAATACAAGTAATGATTGGAGTGGAAATAAAAAAGCGAGCTTTGTAACCAACGGTGATAGTAATCACAGTGAGCGTGAACGTGGAATGTATGACTATTATGCAACAGACCCGAAAGCAGTTGAAGCACTTCTTAAACTTGAAACGTTCTCAAAGAAAGTTCTTGAACCTGCGTGTGGCGGTGGTCATATATCAAACGTACTTGAAGAAAATGGTTATGACGTTGAAAGCGTTGATATCGTAAACCGTGGATACAAAGGTCAGCACAATGCAGAAGACTTCTTCGAGCGTAAAGATACTTGGAATGGCGATATCGTTACAAATCCGCCTTACAAGTTTGCTGCAGAGTTTGTTGAACATGCACTTGATGTTGTCACAGACGGTCACAAGATCGCTATGTTCTTAAAGCTTACCTTCCTTGAGGGTGAAAAGCGAAGAAAGCTCTTTCAGAATAATCCGCCTAAGAAAATCTTAGTCTTCACTAAACGTATCAACTGTGCGTTGAACGGTGATGAAGAAGAGTTTAAGAAAAGTTCTGCAGTTTGTTATGCCTGGTTTATCTGGGAAAAAGGAAATAAATCAAATCCAATTATCGACTGGATTTAATAGGAGGTTTTATATGAATAAAAATGACATTGTAACAATTACTTGTTACGGACAAAAGGAAAAACGTAAACGTGGTGAAGCAATCCGTTTCTACACAGAAGGAATGATTGCTTGTGCAGGCAGCTCAGAAGGAAACAGATACGCTTCAATCGTAACAGGATTACAGGAAGGGTTTTCTGTCGTAGATGATGAATGGAATTGGTGCAATTAAGGAGGTTTATATGAAAGAATTACACATTGAAAAAGAGATTACTCTTGAACAGCTTGAAGAGCATTGGTTTGAAATAGAAGACCCATACACAACAGATGAGAATAAAGCAATTGACTTCAATTTTTCCTGTGCAGACTGGTTTGCGTTATTTAGTGAAGAGTTCAAAACACTTGAAGATTTCTTTGAGTGGCTTGAAGACGATGACCACATAATGAACACTAACTTGATCTACTATCCGGAATCAAAGCAGATGCTGCTCATGTTCTGTTTTGAAGAAGAAGATTACACCTACTCTTACATCACTATTAAAGACGGACCAGGAAAAGACCGGCTAATCGAATTGTGTGAAAAGTGTTGCAAAGAAGAATGTGACCAGACATGTGAGGAGTTTTTAGCAGATGTTTAATCTTAAATTTTCTAAGCGAGATGATTTGAGCAGCAAAAGGAGAAATATGATTACATCTCGCAATACTTGGACCATTAATGGCAAGGTTGTTGATTCAAAAGAGAATAAAAAAGGCTTCTGGCTGACCATTAGGACAGACGCAAAAGTTCCACTACTCTACTCACTTAACAATCTTGAACTTGACTGCTTTCTTCCAAAAGCAACAGCGATGACTGCATATAAAAAAGAAAGTTATCTGCGTAGGTTACATGCATCTGGTAAGTTCGTCTTCAAAAAAGACGAATGTTATTTCTTGGTTGAACGTTTACTTATATAGACAATTCAGTTTGTCTTTTAGTTTAAAATCCGTATCTAATTATGGATTTAGAATAGGAGTCATTATGAATGAACAGTTATTTAAAGAGATTGTCTTAAAAGATTTGCAAAGAGTCAATGAACTTGTCCGTAAAGGGTGGTTTGATACATCGGACTTCAATGAAGCTGCACTTACTTTGAGTAACTCTCTGGCCATGTATCATCAGGAGGCATCAAATGAAGTATGTAAAGAAAGGGAATATTTACAGAAAAGAAAGCTGGCTTAAGGAACACAGAGACGTTGTTTGGACATGTCTGTGTATTATCATGTTTTACGCTGTAGTTGCAATGGCGTTCATTATATGGGGGTAATTTATGGATGAACTTTCAGAAGTAAAATTGGACATTCACAAAAAATATTGTGAACTTGTAAAATCTGTTACTGAAACTAATAAGACTATTAGTGAAATATTGGATTTGATCGGCGATATGAGAAAAGAAATGGCTTCTCTTAGAACCGATGTAGATAAACTGATTGAAAATAATCAAGGAGGCAAACGATATGGAAAATCAGCTTAACGAGACAAACACTCGTACCCGTATCAATCTTTCGCAGACTGCAAAAGGATTGGTTACATTCGACATTACTGCAGAGTATGATAGCCCTGAAAAAACTATCGAAATGCTTGGTAAGGCTGTTGACCAGGTTCGTGCTTTAATAGCAGAGAAAGGTCTTAAGTCAGTCGATGAAGTTGCTTAATGGATAAAGCAGGATTAAGTTCCTGCTTTTTTATTCTTAAATCAATTTGATTTATGGCCATTTATGGCTTATTATGGTTAAGGAGGTAATATGTTAGTACCAAAGCTTACACTTCATTCAGAGTTTATCGATGGTGAAGAGGTCTGTTCTTCTACTTATCGTGTATGGAGTGAAGAAGATTGTGGTTTTATTGAAAACCGGTTCTTTACGCATTATGATACAAAGGAAGAATGTCAAGAAGCTATTAATATGTTTAATAGTTTTAAGATTGTTCAGACTGCATAGGAGTTTAAGTATGATTAGTGATAATGTAACTTTAGATATATCTTCAGATTGTATGAAACAATACAATTTTAATAAACTAAAAAGTGAATTAATAGATATGTTACAAAAAGACTTACATAGTCGTACTGATGTTTCAGAACAAGCATATATCAACTATTTGTTAAATCAAGATATGAACAACTATGATGAAATAAATAGAATTATATTTGCTTATAATGATGGAAATCTTAGGAGTTATGAAGAATTAAATATTTATGATAATAGAAAAAAACATTGGTTCTTATATAACAATTATAATTTCATCAGACATTTAATAAATTGTTTATGCTTATTTGTTCCTTTCTGTTTATTGTTTAATAAAACATTAAAAGAATCGAAAAATAATATATTGTTATTTCCTATCGGTTTGGCAGTTTCTCTATTGGCTTCATACATATGCGGTATGTTTGGTTATACATTAAACATTGGTTTAGCTTCTCATTGCGGAATAGCAGAAGACGATCCAAGAGTAGAAAGCGAACATATAAAACGTAAAGTTGGAATATTCGCTGGTGTTGTAGGAGGTGCATCAACCATTCGTCATGCAAAAAAGAATATTAGAGACTTTACAAATGTTGATTCCTGGAAAGAAATGAAGTAATCCAACTTCAATTCCCACTTTTGGACCGCTTGTTCACTCAGGCGGTCCTTTCTTTTTTTATAGACAATTTAGTTTGTCTATACTTTCTCAAAACCAAACCTAATCACAAATTATAATTTTCTCACAAGGAGGTCAGAATGATTGATTTTGGATCAGTGTATCCTGATGAAGAAGATATCAAACTCGCATTCGAACGGAGCATGAGCATCGTTTTAGACGAGTTACAGAATCTTAAGGATATCAACAAACGTCTTTTAGAAGGACGTACTTATGTTGATGAAGACAAGTGTGCTGAGATATTGCATTGTTCCGTAAAGCAGATACCACAAGCTTTACCATATTATAAGGCAAGTCGTGTAGCAAGCAAAGGAACATTATACAAACTCAGCGAGATATACGAGTTCATAGAAGAACGCCGTGTACCAAAGAAATAGGAGGTTCAAAATGAAAATTGAAGACATGGCAAAATTAAAGGAGCCTTTTCCAGAAACAGACCTGGAATGGCGTTTGCAGAGTTGCGGAGAAAGAAATGGAAAGATTTGGGGGAGAGCATTAGCATATATCACATCTCGTGCTGTTCAAGATCGTCTTGACGAAGTTTGTGGCCCAGATGGTTGGCAGACTACAATTCGCCGTGAAGGTGACGCTTATCTTTGCACTCTCTCTATTCGTGTTACTCATGAAGATGGCACCACAGAATTTATTTCTCGTACAGATGGTGCAGATGCAACAGATATAGAACCAGTAAAAGGCGGAATTTCTGGTGCAGTAAAAAGAGTGGCTGTTCAGTTTGGTATAGGTCGTTATCTTTATAACCTTAAAGATGGATGGGCTGTAATTTGTGATAACGGACAGTACAATGGAAAAACAAAAGAAGGAAAAACTTTCAAATGGAATCCACCTGCACTTCCAGCCGATGCATTACCAAAGGGTTGCAAGGCTGCTTCCAAACAATCTTCTACAAAATCACCTACTCCACCAAATGAAGAACCAAAATTGACAAAAGAAGAGCTTATGAAGAAGTGTGAAGATATCAAGTCAAAGCTCCTTGATTACGAAGATATCGTTCCTAAAGATAGTTGGAAAGATATCAATGCTGCAGTAAAAGTTGCATCGAGTGAATCATTGAACTACTTGAATCAAATGCTCTCTTGGGCTTCAGAAGAAGCAAAGAAAGCATCTTAATTTGTAATCATGGAGAGATAGCATACCACCCACCAATAATAATTATCCAAAATTATTATCACACCCCTCATATGCTATCTCTCCTTTTTTTTATGGAGCCAAAATGAAAGAACCTTATGATATCGTCAAGGTCCTTTATGGGTCCGAGACGTACTATAAAAACTGCCCTGCGTATTGCACATTCCATCATAAACATCTTACCGCAAAACAAATAAGTCAGAAGAAATGTCTGGCTAAGCAGTGTAAATGTCTTGATAAAATTGAGCATAAATACTGGCAGATGAGAGAGAGAAAAAAGCAGCTTAAAAAAGGAGGTAAAAATGACTAAAGAAGAACTTAAACAGAAAGCAGAAAAGCACGCTGATTCTTATGCAACACCAGACCTTGAAGATTCATTCAGAGTGTATATTTATGAAGCAAACAAAGACGGTTACTTCGCAGGAGCAACCGAAAACGGTATTCAATGGCACAAAGTAGAAGAAGAACCTGTTGATGTCCGTAAAGAGTATTTAGTTGCTTATGCATTTAATGACAATACAAAAGAATATTACTCTTTCGATATTGGTAGATATTGGCATGGTTGGCAGACATTAACAGCAGACGGAAATGGAAACAATAACGGAGTTAAAGTTATCGCTTGGTGTGAAATCCCACAGTTTAAGGAGTAAGTGAAATGAAAGTTTATTTTGAATACGGTCATAAATGTAATGACCCATATAACACTCACGTTACAAGACAGATTGTAACGTGGAAATGGAATTGGTTTTTTGTTTCGGAAACAATAAAGGATATTGTGAGAGAAATAAAGTTTTGCAGAAAAATGAAGTATCAGTTTTTCTTTCATAAAGGAACAGTTTAAGGAGTAACTATGGATTGTAACAAGTTTCCCTCCTGGTGCAAAACCTGTGTAATCAGAACTTCAAAAGACATCTGTGAGTGGTGCAAGATTGAAGAATCAACACAGAAACCAAATGGATATCAGTCAGATAAAGAGTTCAGCGAAAACTGCAGAGCAATGATTGATGATTTTACTCAAGAAGATGTAGGAGCACAATAAATGAGATGTGATGATTGTCCTATGCAGTGGTGTGAATCGAATGAAAGTGCATACCCTACACAATATGGCTGTGGTTATGGAGAAGTTTACTATAACGAACACAGTATAGAGTTCAAAGACGGAAGTGATGGCTGTCGCAAACACTACAAAACTGTTTTAAGGGATAGTGAAAAGACACTTGAAGAGGCAGGAAACTATTTTTAAGGAGGAAAAAAAATGAAATATCAAGTAGTAGAAAGTTATACAGATGCTTCTGGACATTACGAAACTTGGAGAGGTCCTAAACATGGCACAAGAAAGGAAGCTGAAAAAGAAATCAGTTACCACATGAAAACCTGTCCAAGAGAAGAATTTATGGCAACAAGTTGGGATATTGTGGAGGTTGATGAATGATTAAACTATTACACACTGCAGATATACACGCAGATAAAAAGCGTAAAGATAACGTAATCAAGCTGCTCGATATTTTCATCAAAGATGTTGATGAAAAACACATTGATGCGGTTTTGATTACCGGTGACTTCTGGGATCACGCAGTTGTAAACAATACTTCATTTGCTCAGATTAATGAGAAGATGAAAGACCTTATTGCTAAGGTTCCTGTTTATATGGTTTATGGAACACCACATCACGAGATTGCAAACTCTCTTGAAGTATTCAAGCTGCTCGGTGCTAACGTTGCAGACAGGCCAACTCTCTGGACATTTGAGAAGAATGGAGAAAAGGTTGACATCCTGGGTATTCCGGAGCCTCGCAAGTCACTTCTTCTTGGTAAGAACGCAGAAGAAACTGTTGAGAATATTGATAAATACTTTGATGACGGCTTTGATGTAAAGCCGAATAATCCACTTATCGTTATGTTCCACGGTGAAGTAAGCGGTGCAAAATATCCAAACGGAAAAGATGCGACTGCAGATACAAGGCTTCACTCAAGCAAACTTAAACATCTTAATCCGATGTACGTTGCTTGTGGTCACATCCATATTCCACAGAACGTTGGAATATTCCATTATGCAGGCTCTCCTATTCCACTGGACTTCGGAGAACTTCACAAACCGTCATATAGTTTAATTACTGTAAATGACGGAAAATGTACTGAAGAAAAAGTGTACCTGCCATTTCCACAGAACAGAGTTGTAGACTGCGAACTTAAGACATTTGAAGCAGTCTGCAAAATGAATCTTAAAGGTTTGAACGTGAAGATCAACCTTACCCTCACTCCAGAAGAACGCAGAAATTTCAACCACGCTGCACAGACTAAGTTTGCTCTTGAATCTACAGGTGCAAGTAATATTAAGATTTCTATTCATACAGAAACAGTAAACGCAGTACGTTCTAAAGAGATTGCGAAAACAACTTCTCTTAAGGATAAGATTAAAATCTGGGCTAAGCTTAATGAAATCGAAGTATCTGAAGACGTTTTGAATAAGGCAGAAGACATACAGAACAACATGCTTATTAAGTACACCTTCCCTTCTCACTCGTTTGAACTTATATCGCTTTCACTTCGTGGTGCAAAGGGTATTAAAGGAAGAGAAGAAATCTTCGTAGATTTTTCGAAATATGATGACGGAATCCTTGGTGTAATTGGTCCGAATGGCTCCGGAAAGTCAACTCTCATTGAGTTTGCCTCTCCATATCCACAGTTGCTTACTCGTGGCGGTGCATTAAAGTCTCACTTCTACCTCAAAGATTCTCATAGAATTATCATTTACAAGGATGAGAACGGAAGACTTTACAGACTCAAAACATTCCTGGCAGCTCATGTCGATTCTGGTCTTGTAAAGTATTATGCTGAGACATCTGATGACAATGGTGAGACCTGGACAAGTGTAAAAGATTGTGACGGTAACCTCGATACATACAAGACATACGTTGAAGAGACTTTCGGTTCTCTTTCAGTTTATCTTCGTACAGCATTCTTCACTCGTGGTAAAGTAAAAGGTATTTCTGATATAGCTTCTGCTACAAAAGGTGAACGTATTGAGCTGCTTTCTCAGTTATTTGGTACTGATAATCTTTCAGCAATGCACGACATGACTAAAGAACGGATTAAAGATATCGAGAGACAGATAGAACTTCTTTCTGGCTGTGAGGACCAGTTCTATGACCTTGAAGAGCAGATTGAACGTCAGAGCAATAATGAAGAAAGACTTAAACGTGAACTTAAAGAAGCAGAAGAAACTCTTGCAAAGATTGAAGCAGATATTAAGGCTACCAAAACTCGTGAAGAAGAGTTTAATAAGCAGTATGCAAAGTCCGGCAATCTCATTCAGATGAAAGCAGATTCTGAAGACAGATTTAATGAACTTTCTGCTCACCTTGAAAGCCTTAAAGAACACAAAGAGAAAAATGACTTCTTCAAGTTCAACAAAGATAAGATTGAAGAGTATAAGAAAACATACGAAGAATCTCGTCCTATGAACAAGCAGATTCTTGATCTCAGCAGCAAACTTAAGGAACAGACTGACATATACGTTGCTCTCACTGAAGAGTGCAGTAAGTTTAAGGAACAGTTTGAAATTGAAGACCGTAAGCTTGCTTCTGCAGATGAAAGAATCAGAAACGCAAAAGATAATACTTTCAAGATTGAAGATACCTGCCCTACCTGTGGTGCTAAACTTTCTGATAAGAAAAAGAAAGACCTGCTTAAGGCTCTTGAACACGTCAATTCTGAAATCGACTCTCTTGTAGAATGGAAAAAACAACAGGAAGTAATCACAAAGAACGCAAAGAAAGATTATACAAGCTGTAAGGACAAGTTGAAGAAAGCAGACGAAAAGCGTAAACAATTAGACGCTGAATATAATGAACTCAACGGCAGATACCAGGCTACACAGTCATATCTTGAATTAAACGCAGTATATGCAGCTTATATAGACTACGTTGAGGTGTCTAATCTCGAGTCAGATATAGAACGTGTAGAAAAAGACTTGAATCAGATTAAAGAGTTCCTTGACTCACTTTCTGGTCTCGATGTAGTAGACTTTAAGGCTCAGATTGAAGAACTTGAAAACAATCGCAAGGAATGTGAAGAGACAAGACTTCGTACATCAGTGGACCTTGCTACAACTCAGAACACAATTACACAGGCTAAAGAAGCACTTGAAATTGCAAGACAGAAAGTTACTGAAATAAAAGAACATTCAAAGAACCTTAATGATTACTATGTTCTTGAGAAAGCATTTGCAAACAGTGGTATCCAGGCACTCGAACTTGAAGCTGCAATTCCAGAGGTTGCCTCGCTCACAAACTCTATTCTCCAGTCTTCTTACGGAGATAAGTTCCAGGTTGCATTCTCTACTTTAAGACAAGGAAAGCAGAAGATTGTTGATGACTTCTGCATCGATGTTACCAACACCGAGTCTGGCTGGACCACACCTATCGAACTTCTTTCTGCCGGTGAAAAGATTTGGATTATCCAGTCACTATATTTTGCTTTCTCTATCATAAGAATGCAGAGAACTGGCTTCAACTTCCAGGTACGATTCATTGATGAGTCTGACGGAGAACTTGATAGTGAAAAGAGACTTCAGTATGTGAATATGATTAAGTCTACTCACGAACTGGGGCACGCTAGACTGACTGTTCTTATAACTCACTCTCAGGAACTCAAAGACATTCTCGTACAGAGTCTGCAGATGTAGACAATCTAATTTGTCTTACAATTTAAATGCTGATAATCACTGTAGTGTTATCATAACACTGCGACAAGCTCCTAACTTCCCCACCGTGTTGTCGCAGTGTCCATAGTTCATTTATTCACGGTGGGGTTTCTTTTTTTGAGGTGGTTTATGAGTATAAAAGGTATTGAAACACAAGTTATAAATGATTATATAAATGGTTCAACTTTAAGTGCTTTAGAAAAAAAATATCATACTGATTATAGGGTTATAAAAAAAGTATTATTAGAAAATAATAAGGTATAGAAATAAAATTAAATTTTGAGGTAATAAAAAATGGCAAAGGTAATATTTAAAGCTAAAGCAATGCAGTTTAAAAATGGATGTTTATTGTTACCGGCAAGTGGAAAAGACAGGGAATTATTAAACTCATTCTGTGAGTCACTTGGTAATAGATATGCAACAGTAACTGCAAACTATTCTAAGAATAACAAATCATATGATCAGGTCAAAACTGTATTTGCGTTATGTGCTTTACTGTTCAGAATAAACTATGACAAGCAACCAACTGATGATGACACACGAAAAATGTATGAATCATTATTGAGAGAATATGCACCAAAAGAAGAAGACTTGTTGCATCCAGATGTAATGGTTCCTATTCACTTATCAAAAATGTCTAAAATGGAAGCTGCTCAATTTATCAATTCAATCTTTGAATTGATTATCGAGAACTGTGACTTGAACGACAAAGACCAAATTACTGTTCGTGAACTGTTTACAGAATTTAAGGAACAAACCTCTGTTGGTGAAGGAAATCCTTGTGACTACGATTCAGAAGGAAATTATCTTTCTATTGATGAATGGTGTGAACGTAATAATGTATCTATGGCCTCTGGAGTTAATGACGGCACACTTGAGATTGCTCACATCATAACCAAATCTGCTCACCCAGAATATCGTGATTGTGTATGGAACTTTCTCCGTCTTACTCATTATGAACATCTTGAAATCCAGCATCGTAAAGGCTGGAAAGAACTACTCTCAATCTACCCTCACCTCATTCCTCGTGTAAAAGCTGCTTACGATATGGCTAACGAACTTTATCCATTCACAATGGCAGAAGAGTTTAATGCCATAGAAAAAGAACCTTCATTTAATAATATGGAACCAGTTACAGAGAAAACTTTAGATACTGAACCTTTAGCTGTCCAGGCACTTAAAGCTGCCGGACTTGTAGATGAACAGCCATATCAAGGAGACATTTTCTAATGAATGATGATAAAGTTTTTAGCACGGCTCATATTGTCAAAATACCGTTATATATCTGGATTTTATTAAAATTCAAAAAGAGTCATATAGGTGCAGATATTTTCGAACTTGGAAAAGATAAACATGTTTATGCAACCTACGCAAAGGAGTTGTTCGGTGAAATATATATAATGAAAACAGAGCATTATGTGAATGGCAAGCTTTGTGATTATGTAAAACTAAAGCGTATTGAAGAATATCCAAACATACGAGGTGCTTCAATGAGTTATCAGTCTATGGACGAATTAATTTAATCTAATCACTTTCATCTTGTATTATTGTCACAGAGGTGATTGATATGAAAAAACTCTGTGACCATTGTATACACTGTTATAAGCCGGAAAGCATTAAAGACTTTTTTGACAAGACAATGAAGATGCCTGACTGTCACAAGTGGGGCGTTGACGTATTTAAACATCTTTTCTGGCTGTGCAATTGTGATGAAGTATCAAAACGTATTCACACAAATGACTCAATGCTGATGGAACAATGTATTAATCAGAACATTGACGGTAACTGTGAATTCTTCAAAACATCAAATGCAGAAGACATAGTTCCTTCTCTTGTATCAATCACAGAACCTACTGAAGAAATCCGTGTCGGTGACGATGCAACACTTGAAGTCACCATAACTCCAGCTACAATTCCTGCCGTAACAGAAGAACAGAAAGTTGTTGTTGAGGAAGAACTGGTAGACGAAAACGGCGGACTTATCCTTGATGAGAACGGACAGGTTCAGTACATAAACGTTGAAAAAACTGAAACTGTAATCATCGTTCCAGAGCATCCAAATGACCAGGATATCACATACAAATATCAGTGGTATCGTAATGGCCGCAAACTTTTCAAAGAAACAAAATCAACAATCACTCTCGATACTACAGCAGCTTCCGAGGATGTTTATAAATGTGAAGTATCACAGTACATCAAAAACAATGGAGACGGTGGTATTAAATCTGCCGTAGTTTCAAGCAACGAAGTTACAATTAATGTCATCGGTGTAAATCACATTATCCTTCATCTCACAAAGGGAACAGACCCTACTGCAATCCATCTTCCTTTTACCCCTTCTCTTATCAAAGTTCCACACTCTCTTACAAATGGCTGGACCATTACCAATATCGAAGCCACAGACGGCGTAATCCTTACAGAAGAAATCACAGACAGAGTAACTATCAAATGTTCTGAAGGAATTACAGCTGAGTTTGGTGAAGGTCTTGAAATTGGTGGTGACAGTGGTATTGTAACACTTAAATGGGATGCTGAATGACACTTACAGATATTGAAAGAATACTAGGCATCTGGCACCACAGACCAATTGACGCAGTAAAAGCTCTTGTTGATAAAATGCCTTCTCTCAAAGCAAAAACTTACAACGGTAAGTTGTATAAAGAGTCTCACTTGTCTTGGGAAGAAGTTGAAGCAATAAGTCATCAGATGAACTTAAACGAACTTCAGATTATGTATCTCAAAGAACACTTCGAAGACAAACCTGACCCAGACATTTACGAAATACCTGGCACACACAAGTTCCTTGAAGAGTATAGAAAAGACCCAGACATAAAGTGCTGCAACACCTGTCAATTCTTAGCTGGTATGACTGGCAATCACAAAATGCCACAGCCATACTGTAAGGTATACGAAAAGTATCTTGCGAGTTTTGATGCTAAAGTTTATGAAGACTGGTGTTCAAGTTATCTTAAAACAAAGCTGCCTAAACCAAGACAGTGGTTTAAGGAAAACGCTCCGATGAATTTGAATATGTTTGGCGAAACTGGAACTATAAATGGAATAGACAACTCTAAAATGATGAACTCAGAACGTTCAGTCAAAGGAGTTGTCACAAGAGTAAATCAGGTCGGTTTTGACGATTAATTATACAAACTTTCTTCAGAATAGATGCAGTGATAAATTTCCGGCTTAAAAAGCTTGAAGATATTCATTTTACCGCCGACATGATCTGTGGTCAGACGAGTATATCCTGGTAAAGGTGGCATTAACGGTACGCAATCATCAACATGAGCATACTGTTTTACCTCTTCTACACAAGAACGAACATACTTCTTTGTCTTTGAACCCCACAAAGGCTTTGGGGCACCAAAGGTATACACGCTTGATTTAAACCCAGTTCTAAAATAAAAATCCTCCGCAGCAAGAAGGCTCATTGCACCACCATAAGACCAGCCGCATATATGCACCTGGTAAGTTGGCAGTGTAACATAAACTTTAAACAACTCCTCCATTATCTCATCATTACAAGATTTATAAGCATTACCCCAACCTCTTGCAACTTTAAGACATGACTTCTGTTTCTTGTAAATCTTTACAGGAAAATTCAAGTTGTTCTGCCAGTCTCTTTTACCGCAGCTTTCTTCAAAAATGAGTCGTATAACTTTTTCTGAATCGTCTACAAGAATTATCCACTGAATATCATCTCCGCTTGTATGATATTCAGTGTGACGGATATTTTTTATAAGACTAAATAATTCGTTCGGTCTCATTATACATCAGCAATAGTAAGATCGTTTGTAACTGTTACGTTATGAACGATTGTCAGCTTTGAAGATGGATACTCAGCGAGAAGTTCGATGTATCTTGCTTTTACTTCTGTTTCATCGCCAGAGAACACTTCACCCTCTTCGTTTGCGTCGTAAATGTAGTTCTTAGAACTTACCTTTATCAAGATTGAATACATAATATTCCTCCATAATTTTATTTATTGATTAATCACCATTAATCATAGTTATTGTTATAAGCTAGAAGTCCTGTCTGGACGAAATATCTATCAGAATAATCAGTGCTTGACGGCACATTTGAGGTTAATGTAATTACATCGCCTTTCTTTACCCAAGCCTGTAATGTTATACTTGTATCAGTCACTGCCGTTCCGTGAGACTCATCACCCAAAAAGTTATCGTAACTGTCAAGCATAACATTATTTTGATTCTTCAAATACAACGAATAGCCGTCTCCGTGTTTTATACACCTTACGGTTAATCTTCCAGTATGGGTAGCAGTCCAAGTTATAGGACTTCCTTCAACCAACCATTTTCTGTTGAAGCTTGAAAGGTTTAAAGACCCATTGAAAGAATACGGAAGTGTTCTTGCAACACTGCTTTGTGATATTGAGTCATCAACCGCACTCATAAAATCAACAGGAACTGGTGTGTGCTTCATCTTGATTATATAACTGCCTACAAGCTCGTTTCTTGTGCTATAAACGGTTACTACGGCTGTACCGCCAATGCCTGCGGTTTGACAGATGTGTGTAAAACTATAAGTTCCTGCCTTCAAAAAGACTGTCTTATTGAGCAAGGCTGCACCTGCTCCGATATATCCCCATGTTGACACCAGTTTATTATCAGAAGTGGCAAGAGATATATTATTAGACTGTTTTCCAGCAGAAGCATTTGATAATACTATTTCAAAATAATAACTACCATCAGCTGAAACAGTAAAGGTATGAGATTCACTTCCATTTTCAAGATTACTTGTCCAAGTATCCAACTGTGTTTTTACAGTAAAATCTTGTTTCAACTGTGTTTTGTCTGGAAGGTTGAATGTAGTTGAACCGTCTCCACTGCCGTATGTTGTTCCGATACGGCCAAAGAGTTCTGCATATTCCGTTCTGCTTACCGCTTGATGGTTGCACAATCCATATCCGCTTGGAGCAGTAGTTCCTCCGTATTCAAAGATAGTTCCAACAGGGGCATCCGCATAAAGCGTTCCACCGGCGGCTGGAATAATATCACCTGTTTCTTTATCTACTGTATATAATGCCATAATAAATCCTCCCTTTTTTTTTAGTTTGCAGTAAAATACATTGCTGATAAACGAGTGGAAAGAGTGTTTAATGAACTGCTTCCCCAAACTTGAACTTTACCATTTGTATAAATTCTAGCCAAAGCCATAGCAGTTGCTACACGTCCATCTGAAATAATAAGAGGTGTTTCTCCTAAAGGCTTGATTGCATCGACAACAGTTCCTACATCATTCCAATCCCCTTCTGTAATATTCTTAAACTCTACATATACTTTGAAAGAAGCTATTCTTCCTTGCTTAAATGCCTGTATCTCACTTGCAGTTTGAGTATGTGTTGTATCTCTTGTAAAAGGATTGGAAACTGTTACTACATCTGTAGTAGGTTCTTCTGGTGTTGCTAAGTTGTCATATTCTTTCTTCTGCTCAGTAGTAAGTTCGTTCCATTCGTCCATTGTGCCGTTGAAGATGTTTCCTCCACCTCCACCGCCAAGGTCTTCCCATGAACGAATTTCACTATAGTAATAGATACTTACAAACTGCTGTTCCTCGCCAGTCCAGCCGTATGGTGTGATTGTAATTCCTTCTTCAGTAATCTCCGTTATCTCATACGGATGATCTTCACCGCCAGTTCCAGTAGGGTATACAATAAAGCCCAAACGGAATTCAAATGGTGTATAGCTAAAATACACCGTACTGCCAAGTACAAAGGTATAAACATTCTCAGGATTGTCCGAAGGTAAAGCCCTGTAGTAATGCCCTGATGTAAAGTCATCCATAGTCTTTCCAGTATAAAAGACTATATCACCTACTGTATAATCACTGTTATTCGGAGGTGTATTAGAATTGTATATAACATGGTTGAACCTAAAATGGTCAACCTCCATCCATTTGTAAGGCGAAGTAGCTTGCTCCATAGGAACATACACACATTCATAAAAATGACCCTTCTTGTATGTTCCGCTTTCTCCGACATAATGAAGAATTTTCCCCAAATAATCTTCTGAGGCTGTAGGCATTGTTGTTATTTCCGTTGCCCCACCGCCTAATTCTCCATTGTTGTAAAGAGCCTGGATTGAAGCATAATCTGGAGTTCCAGAACCTTTATTTTTATCAAGCCACAGGTCTGAACCATAGGCTACAGGAAATGAGGTCAAATCATTCTGCTGTTTAATAGTATCACTAACTCTAACCATTTTATTTAGTCCTCCTGTTTAAGATATTGCATATTCAAATCTATAACCGAAGTAATAATTTCTATGTTTTTCTTTTCTACAAACTCGTCTAATCGCTCCTGCTATATAAAAATCAGCAGAAGTCGTAGATGTATTTTTTCTAAGATAAGAAATTGCTTCTTCCATTTTATATATTCCAATGCACTTATTATCCTTTGTTAAAATTTTTATTTTAAACGCTTTGTCTCTGTGAGTTTTTGTTGTACTTTCAATACGCAACTTATTTGCTAAGGCTTTATCATAAAAACAAAAACCTGCTTTTGTTCCTAACCTTAAATATTTTTCTACTGTTGTTATATCTAATCCAAATTCATTTGCTATAACAGCAGTTCTTTTATTATCTATAGTTGCGTTTTTATAAAAATTACAAACTTCATAAACGAGATTTTTTAATGCAAAATCATCACAACTTTGCCAATCAATATTCAACAAATCAAATATATCTGACAACTTTGAATTAATTAAATTGTGTCTTATATATTCTATGTCTGACTTTTTACAATCAATTCTTATTACTTCAATACCATTCTTTCTTGCTTTATTTTCTTTATAGATATCCCGTTTTAAACCTTCTACATCTTTGCCTTTGTTTCCGAAGGTATTATTTCCGTGTCCTAATCCTCCGTCCATTTCAATGACATATTTGCTGCCATTTATTTCAAAATAACAATCAAAACTGTATGGTTTTAACCATTCTGGAGAGTACTCAAATTCTAAAACATCAGTTCTTAACTGCTTCATAAATGCTCTTAATACTTTATTTGGGTAGCTAACATAATCCACATCACAATAATCACAATTATATTTTCTATATGCAATTATTCCTCTTACACTCTGAATCTTCACACGACCACAAACAGGACATTTTGTTTCAAATTTATGACTAGTTCCATAACTATATGTTTTTGCAATATCCTTATTTACGATATATTCAGTTACTTCTGGATATTTTGTATACAAATCGTTATAGCCTTGTACAACTCTTCTGTTACTTAGAGGATAGAATAATCTAACTAACTCATTCTCTTCTTTATCATAATTCTTTAAGCACTTTGGACAAAACGTTTTTTCAAAATGTATACAACTTGGAGTCTTGCATATATAAGTGTCATGACAATTATCACATTCACAGAGAATTTTATGTTTATTATTTCCAATATGAATAACCGCCATGATATCCTCCGTTATTCAAAAAGCATTGTTATAGCACCAAGACCAGCCTGTGTTGTTCTTACAATCTTGTAGAGTGAAGAAGCACCAGAAGCATTGGTGAACGAAATAGAACCACAGTCAACGAGGTCTGTTCCGAAGCCGCCGATCTTACATGTTTCCGGCATATTCCAAGAAGCTGGACACGCAACGTAAGCGTATTCTCCGCTACCTACTGTCACGTTGTAACTGCCTTTGTATGTAGTTGCGAATTTCTTGTTTGAAAGACCAAGGATAAATGCAGAGTCGATAGTTCCTGGGTCCGCAGCACTTCCCCAGTAAATCTTGTTCTTGAAAGAAATTGTCTTACTTGAAGTGACAGTCTTTGTTCCATCACTCGCAGTAAGTGTAAATGTCTTATTAGAACTGATTGGAGTTGAATAAGTTGCAGTTCGCACTGTTTCATCTGCAAGAGTACAGTCCGTGAGACTCTGTGAAACCATATCTTTGTTATAAGCCCACTCAAATGAAACTTCGTTTACAACAGAACCAATTTCGTAATCTGTTGTAGCTGGTGTCATCGTGAATGAACTTACTGCAGGTTCAACGTAGTAAACCTTTGCCAGAATGTTATCAAGAGCCTTCTTTACGTTATCAAGAGTTGAAAAAGAAGCATTTGTGTAAGATACTGCGGCAGCATCTCCACCCAAAGCACTTGCATCTGCAAGAGCAAGATTTCCTTCTGCATTTACCTTAAGAATCTTTCCTTCATTAAGAACTCCCTGGTCGATATCAACTTTCTTTGCAAACTCTTCATAAAGAGCAGAAGATGCGACTGGGTTATCACTTGAAGAACTTACAGCACTTTCAATGTCTGATGTATCTACCTTATCATCAAGGTCTGCATCAACAAGAGCTTTAAGAGCATCCATAGCACCAACGTTTGGAATCTTTGTCTTGTCAGCATCGCTTCCAGTATAAGTAGATGTTACGTCGTTTGTTTTTGAAACATAATCAGTAAAGTCTACACTTGCAAGTGTATCTGTAAACTCGGTTCCATCAATCCAGATCGTAGAATAGTTTACTCCACCTGTCGTGTAATAGAACTTAGTTTTATTGTCAGATGTAATATTGTAAGTATTTCCATCTTTCTGATATGTAATGATTGTTCCACTTATTGTAGGTTTTGCATCGCAGGAAATAGCAGTCTGCTTAATTGCATTTCTTACGCTTGTGTCTGTGTATGATTTAGAATCAGAGAGGCAGCTTGCAACCTTTTTATCAACAGAACCGTTGACTGTTGCATCACCATTCAAGACATCAATTGCGTCTTCATTTGCCGTTACTCTTGAAGCGAGAGCTGTGTCATCATAATTCTCAAGTCCGGCGAGTTTTGTTTTTTCTTCCGATGTATAATCGTTGGTGCTTAAATCCTTTCCAACTACCTTATCAACCTTATCTTCAAGCAGAGTGTTTGTTTCTGATTTTGTATAATAAGATGTAAGGTCTCCACTTCCACCAGTTATTTCTCTCCACTTTCCGTAAACCGGATCAACCGTATTTGAACGGTTGTAGCGGTATTTCTTTCCGTCTTCATAACAGAAAGAATCGAACATATCTGGCAGATAGTTTTCAGAGAAATTCGCCATATCGGATATGGATTCAAACGCATCTCTCTGAAAATTCTGCTTCTTTGCACGAAGATCAAAGTTATCAAGTAAGCTAATTGACATACTATGCCTCCTTATGCGAAGGTCAACTGAATGTCAGAAGCTGCAGATGGGTCGTTCTGTGTATAACAGTTATACGAAATGCCATCAACAGTAACAACAGTCTTTGTAAATGAGTTTGTATAGTTGATGTTGTTTGGAATATCTTTAATAGAAGAAAGGTTTCCAAAGTCTGCAGGATAAGCATAAACAACCTTTCCGTAATCCATTGAGATATCATTGTAAACAAGTCCTTTGACATCCTTAAGGACATTGTTCTGCAGAGACTTGATGATTGATTCAGTAATTGTTCCAATTGAAGAATCAACAGTTCCATAGTATGATTTGCCAACAAACTTGACTGAAATTTCTTTTGATGTACTCATAGGCGTTCCTGTTCTGCTATCATAAGCAATTGCTTTCAAAGTGAAGTTCTGATTTGTAGGAGTATCCCAAGTCATATTGAACTGGTAAGTTCCGGCTGCAGCGATATTTTCAGTATGTTTGAGAGTGCTTCCGAGATAGAACTCAACTTTAGAAAGGTTATAAGTATTTTTGGTAACAGCGGCTTTCATTGTAATCTGAGAAACCGTCTGATTAACAACATCGTAAAGTGTTGCAGAAGGCTGAATTGTGAGTGTGAGTCCTGGAGCAACTTCCCTTACAAGCATATCCTTGATAATCTGTTCAAGGGATGTACCTGCCGGATATGTTTTTCCAGAAGTAGCAGAACCAACCGCATTTGAAACTGTAATTGGATTCTGTAATTTTGCACCTGCCAATAAAGCTGCATCAAGACCTTCTTTTACATTTGTAATTGAAGGAAATCCTGCATTTGTATATGCAACTTCATCTGCATCATCGGCAATTGGCATCTCTCCACCGTCAACAACTCTTCCGTCAGTGAAAGTGAATTGAATATGTCCATTAGCATCAATTTCAATTGACTCTACCTCTGCCCCATCCATAACATCAAGGGTAGAAGTATGAGTAGAACCAGAATTATCGGACCAACCGAATGTGATTCTTTTTCCGCCTTCAATATTTGTGATTGAGTTTATTGTACAAGGTTTTCCTTTGAGTGGACCTGCAGTACCGAGAATTGAGTCATCGGTATAGCGTCTAGATAACGCAAGAGTTACTATATCCATATACGCCTCCTACTGCTGTACCCAAGTTTTTGAATCTGCGTTGTACATGTAGAGGTCTCCGGAGTCTACACAATACGCAGAAGAACCAGTAGCAAGGTCTTCATATTTCGGAAGTTTGTCGATGTCTGTGGATAATCCAAAGTATTCTCTTACCTGGAGTGTGCCATAAGTATTGTCTTTGCTCACTTTTGAGCATACCCAACTACCAAGATCAGTAGCCGATTCGTGTCCATCAATCATATTATTCCCCCTTTTGGAGTTCTTTAAGAGAGAGAATAATAGTAAAAAAAGTGTAAATTAAACGTCTTCAGATAAAATTCCGCCCCACAATTTGTTCTCGTAGAGCTTCTTTACGGCTGATTCTGCCCAGTCTTTTCGGTCATATTCACCAGCTACAACCGCAAAAGTGCCGTCTTCCATCTTGTATAAATGAGGATTAGAGAATAGTTTTGGTATCTTTTTCAGGGCAGATTTGGCTTTTTGTTCCGTTCTGTGGAACTCATAAACTACCTTAAACCTCATTTTTTTCTCCGAATATACTTCTGCATATCTAATATCTTAATTTTTGGACAACCTTCATATTCCCAATCCCATACAAAGAAACAGCTCACGATCATTCCGCACTCAACTTTACCGTCTATCTCTGGTTTATCAAAAGCAATCATACGGTCAAAAATTAAACACCACTTAAGTCCTTTCCATAAGCCGTTTATATTTCTATTATGTGCACCAAAGAAATTAGGCTTACCAATAAAGAATACGTACTTAGCCTGTAGTTTTGCTTTCTTAGAAAATTCATCGAAAAGTTTAAAAGGCGGGTTTGCTATGATTACATCATATTTAGTAAGGTCTTTATAGGTTCCATCTTCATTCTTAGCAAGATAATCATCACCATACATAATGTCTTTTTCAGTAATATTTGTATAACCGTACTTACGAAGAATATTACCTATTCGGTAATGTCCGCAGCACGGATCAAATATTCTTGCGTTTTTATCTGGATAAAAAAAGTTGTTTTCAAGAAGCTCAATTAACATTGGACTCGGAGTTTCGTAAAAATCTCCCGCAGGTCTCTCTGATTCTGGTTTCCTATTTGCGTATGCTTTTCCCATTACTTATCCCCATGCAACAGAATTATTCCCCACACCTGTGTTGCGATATCTCTTCCATACTGTTCCTTTATTTTCTGAATGGCAGACTTATCATCAAGACAACCATCTACGGTCATTATAGAAAACCTCTCAAAGGCTTCGTACAATTCATCACTCATTTAAGCCTCTGGGTGTTTGCATACACTATCATCTGATTTGCCAGTTCCTTAGACTTTAATGCGTTTTTATCACAGACGTTGTTCAGAGGACATCTTTTACATTTGAGGCCAGAACAACCATGCTTTGAAATATGCTCAAGAACAACTGGAACATAGTTACGAAGAAGCTCTTCCTTTGTCATATTCGTTTTTCCAAAGCGTCTTGTAGCTTTAGCTATCAAATCAGCGTCGTTCATTCCGCACCTCTATGCAACTTGTCTGAAATTTCTTTTTCCTGGTTTTTCTTTATCTGTTTTCTCTCGCAGTCTTTAATCTGAGCCTGTAATGTTTTCATTGATTTAATAATAAAATCACTCCAAGCCATAAGCTGGTCAGACTCAACTTCAAACTCGTCTACTGTCTGTGCAAGGGCATTAAAAATAGTTGTTACTTCACTGTCGTGAAAACAATTTCCGATAGGTGTGTTTTCTTCTTGAACAATTTTCATAAGCACTCCAAAAAATATGCACAGTATTTCCGTCTGTCCTACCAACGGTATTTGCAGACGGCAGCCCTGTGCAGTGGCGGAACTCATAACGAGCAGAAACATAGTTTAGCCATTCGCTGTACGTTTCAGTGGGAGGGTTGTACAGCTATAGCCAGAGGCAGGAGTCGAACCTGCATCAAATCTTTTATAAGGAGATAAAGAAAGCACTAGACCATTTGTGCTACTCTGACAATTAGTTTTAATATTTAATTGTGTAAGACTTCTGCGGATGTCTTACAGCTCCAATACTTGGCAAAGGTCTTTTCACATGCTTTCTGACCTTTCCTTTTCTTGTATGCTTTGAAACCGGCATATCTTCCTCCTATCTGTCATCTCCTTCACCTTTAATGACATTTCTTTCTCTACGAGAAGTAAGTTTGTCAATATTTGTCTGCATAACTCTTTCCAGGCTTACATTCATCAATGTACAGAGTTCTGCAACAAACCAGCACACATCGCCAAGTTCTTTCACGATTGCTTCCTTGCGTTCTTCATCAACTACGCCGCCGCAATCACGAACAGCCTTGGCAAACTTTCCAGAAACTTCACCAGCTTCTTCCGACAATCCCATTGCCGGATAACAATAATCAATTCGTACTGCAGAATCACCGTTACTTACAAAAGGCATTTCGTAATCGGCAAAACTGTGTGCCTGCAACTGATATTCATTAATATTCATTTCAAAATCCTACCCGATCCAATATTTCTTAACGTGTCTTACTTCTTTGAACCTATTCTTTACTTCAATAGTTTCTGAAGAAATATTCACGCCCTTACTTTTCAGCTCCCAAATGCGTGCAGAAAGTCTGCTCTCACCCAAATCCACGAATGCCTGAAGTGTTGTAATGCTTCCGAATTTGGTGAGGTAGTCAAAGACTCTCTGCTGGGTTCTATTCAGCTTAATCTCATCCATACCTCACCTCACATTAAAAGACTGGGTCTTCTGGGAACCCTTCTGAAGGGTCATACGAAGGAACTCCGGAGCTGCCTGAGTTTTCACCACCAGACTTTGATATGAAAGCTGGGATAATACGGTTTGCATAGAAAACGTATGCAGACTGCTTCTGTCCATCCTTTTCCCAATGTTCCTGGTTGATTACACCGTCAATTGTGATCTGAGCACCTTTCTTAAGGTACTTAGTGTAATAATCAATCTGCTTCTGACTCTTTACAAACAACTTGTAATTAAAGTACGAAGCTTCTTCATGCCATTCATCACCCTTCTTAAAAGAACGATTGGATGCAAAACTTCCAGATAAAAGAAATGAACCATTCAAATCTTTTACCTCAACATCTTTTGTAAGTCTTCCAGTTCTTACATCATAAGCAACATCTGCACTCATAATTTAAAACTCCTTTTGTTAGTCAAATCTTAAGTACAGAATAATTCAGAAAAATTTTTCTCGCAGAGAGTTGATAGACAATTCAGTTTGTCTATTTAAATAAAACTATATCCCTTACTAACCTTAGTTAGTTAGATTTTACCCCTAGTTGTGCTAGGTTTCGTTTAGTGAGAAAAACTAGAAATATCAGTTTTTTAAATAATTTTTTTTTAGGCTTTAGAATAAAGACATGATTAAATATGAACTGAAAATGGAAACACCATCAAAAAAGAACGGCAGAACTTTTAGCTCTCGAAGTCATACATTGCTTTACAGTGATAAATATAAAGCGTGGCACGAATATGCTGCGTTAGCGTTGAGACCACTGATAAGAAAATGCATTGAAGATAAGTGTTTTATTATTCTCATTTTTTGTCACGGTGACAATGCTAGAAGAGACAGTGATAATGGTGTTAACTCAATATTCGATATGCTGCAAGATTTCAAAGCATTAAAAGACGATCGCTGGCAGATAGTAAGGCATCACCACGTATTCAATACGTATGACAAAGGTAATGCCTGGTGCAAGATATACATCTATCAGCCGGAAGAGAAAGAGGATTATAAACGAATGGTCTTGAATTGTATTGATGAATACGAGTAATTAATTCAAACTACAATTCAAGTGTGTTCAAGTGGATTCCGAATCGTCTGGATGATAATCTTCTGGTATATCATCTGGATTTAAGGAGGCTTCTAATAAAGGTTCACCAGGATCGTCAGCTTTTGTAAAACCTTCCATGACAGACTTAAAAACACTTCTTAGACCTTTAGGGATTTTCTGGTATGTTTTTACTACTTCCAGGACATCGTTGTCTAACGTACTGTCCTCTCCAGTAACAAGGTATTCAGAAGTTACTCCAAGATACTTAGCAAGTTTAACACAATCGTCTGCTCTAGGGAGATTATCATACCTTTTAAGGCTGTTATAAGAGTCGTAATTAATTCCTGCTTCTTCGATGGCTTTTTGCATAGTCTTTCCAGACTTTTTTACAAGCTCTTTGATCCTATTATAAAACTCCATAAGCTATTTTACCTATAAAAATTATTGTTTATTGTTTATTTTACCAATATTTATATTGACAAATTGGTAACCTAGCTATATATTATAATATAGGTAAGGTTACCAAAAGTCAAGTAAAGCTCTTGGTTAATTTACCTTCTCTCTAAAGTCTGAATATATCATATCAGAAAAAGAGAGAAAAAGCAAAAGATAGACAAACCAGTTTGTACATCACTTGTAATTGTAAAAAGTACTAATGATTTACAATTAATCTACTCTTACGGCTGATTACCGTTAGATGTTGTTGGGGGTGGGAGACTTCATCAACCTTCCTGCCCATATTTTTCGAACCGGTTCGGATTCAACTAATGACCTGAAGATAGGAGCCTTTATGTCAAACTTTGTTGAAAACGGATTTGAAGTTGTCAATGTAGACAATGGGAAACTTGAAGAATTAAGGAGACATAGTAACACATTGGATTGCGGAGCGATCAAGATACTCGAAAGTCTTGATTTGTTCTGTGAAGATTTGGTTGATGGCTGTGAATATTCTAATCAAGTAAGCTATCGTAAACTTTTTAATTCTCTTAGAACTGTAATTAAAAGTGCTTATGAGAATGAAAGGGTACGTAACGCAGTAATGACAGGAATTATTCGGGACACACCAACCATTGAAGATAAAACTACAAAGCATAAAACAGCAGAAAAAACATCTGGTATTCGTAATAAAGAACTGAATGAGGATGAAGTAAGAAATTACTCTTGTAATCACACTTTATCAGAATCAGCAGCTCACTTCGGGATATCAAGACAGCAAATGAAAAGTTATGTCTACTGGCATGATATCAAGTTCATAGCTGACAAGGACGGAAGAAAAGGAACTTTAGATAAAGATAAAGTTCTAAAAGTTTCTGCAGAATTGACAGTAAAAGAGCTTGCTGCACTTTTCAATGTGAAGGTCGGAACAATGGCAAAATATTGTAAACGAAACAACATTCCTCATAAAACTAAGGGAGGAACTAATGTTTAATCCAAGAATTATTTTGGGTTATAACAGACCCAACGGCGTGAGAAACCGTTGTGACAGAAATGCGATGAACAAAAGAACCCTTTATCAAGGTGGCTCTATAACAGTTTTGTCGCATTGACTGTTTACGGAAATCTCAGCCGGAGCCGCTTTGGTAAAGGGCTTTTTATTTTAATGTGATGTGGGAGATTTTTTATGAACAATACAGATTATAAAAAAATATACTCTGAAAACATGAATGGACTAAAATGGAATCATAAACTTTTTGTGATACATCATATAGACCTTAATCATAACAATAATGATTTTGATAATTTAGTTCTAATTCCAGCAAAACTTCATCAGAAGTTCCATACCTGTTTACTCCAGTTTAACAATGTAAAAGATATGATTGATATAACATCTCCAAAACCAGAGTATCATAACGTTCTTTGTATGTACGATTTTTACTTTTCGGAATTTTGGAAACTTAAATTTGAACTATCTTTTTTCTGGACATTAAAAAATGAATATAACAGAGGAACCTTTCCTGTCTGTTTTGATAAAAACAATCATAGCTTCGAAGACTACTTAAAATGCTTTAATTATTCAAAGTTTTTTGAATATTGTGCAGAGGAGATTAATTAAAAATGGCAATGAATTTAGAAAATGCAAATATTATTGAAGTAAACACTGTTGAAAAACAAACAGACCAACCATCTTACTTCTCAGTAATTCCTGCTAATGTTAGATATGACTCTGACTTGTCTCCATACGCAATTTTATTATACGGAGAGATAACTGCACTTACTCATAAAAATGGATACTGCTATGCAAGTAACACATATTTTGCAAAAAGATATGACAGAACTCCACAGGCTGTATCAAAATGGATTAATCAGTTGGCTTCTAAAGGTTATATAAATATCGTTTATTGCAAATGTAAAAACATTATTGTGGAAAGACGTATTTATATCACCTCTGAGGTATCAACCACAGTTGATAGGGTATCAACACCAGTTGATGAGGGTATCAACCAGGAATTAATAGGGTATCAACAGACGATTAAAGAGAATAATAAATCTAATAATAAACTTAATAATAAATCATCTTCAACTTCGTTGAATAGCGAACCACCAAAGTTTAACCAAACTAAAAAAGTTGAGAAGAAAAAACGAGTTACTGCAGAAGAAAAACACAAAGAATATCTATCTTCATTACCTTCTGAGATATTTACTCTGTCAGAAAAGTGTGCAGACAAATTAATTAGTTATTTAATCAAACTACAAAATTCTCAGACCGCAGCCACACACAAACTTGCATGGCAAGAAGATTTCGCTCGTTTCATTGTGAGTGAAAATAAATCCGAATCTGAAATCATTTCAACAATTGATTTTGCTATGACAGGTTGGTGGTCTAATAAAATCTTCAGTGTTGATGGATTTATCAAACAGTATGGCAAGTTATATCAGCAGATGCATACAAAAACACAGTCTAATTCAGATAAGAATGTAAGCGGCGTAAACATGACTTGTGACCGTGACAGTTATGATACGACAATTTTCTAGGAGAGCAAAATGGAATTTAACGGAACACCTGTGGAAAAGATTTTTGCAGAGAAAATGAAAGAGTGGAATGAAACTGCAAATCAGATCACCCCGGAGCAGGAAGCAGATTTTAAGAAGCGAGAACACGACCGTCTTCACAAAGAGGGCCTTGATAGAGTTTCAAACTCTAACGCTATCTCAAATCTTCCTAAGAGATATCAGTCGGCAATGTTTGACAACTATCCTTCTGAAATTACTGAAACAGCAAGAGAACTTTGTCTGAAAGAGAACTCAGATACAATCTATCTGCTTTTCGGAAGTACAGGCTGTGGTAAAACAACAACCTTTGCTTGTGCTGTTCACGAAAGAGCCTACGTTGGTCTTGGCGGCTCTTATTACTTCACAATCAGAGACTTGGAGGCTAAGTTGAGAATGCTTCGTGATTTTAAGACAGAAGATACCGAAGAGGCATTTCTGAAACATCTAACTACAGTTCCTTTTTTGTGCATTGATGAAATTGGAACCTGTCCTAATATCCAAGAAGAACGAAACTTCTTGTCTTATATCATCAGTGCAAGATTTGATAATATGCTTCCTTTGTGGATGGCAACAAACCTTACACCAATCCAGTTTAAGGGTTTTCTGTGTAATGTCGATTTTTCAAACAAGACAGTGGGAGAACAGAAAACCTTAAGTGCAGAGCTGGATAAAACTAATGTAATTATGAACAGAATTAAATCTGTCGCAGTAGTAAACGTCTTGAACGGTGAAAGTTTTAGAGGAGTACAAAATGCAGACAGAAACAATGCTGAATGATAACGAAAAAGAAAAATGCTTATTGAATTGTTTACTTTTGGATAATTCAATCATGGATATGCTCGCCGGATTTCCAGAGGATGCTTTCTTCAACAAAAAGCATAAGTACATCTACAAAAAGATGTGTGAGCTTTGGAAGAAAAACCACTTCTTTGATGCAGCTTCACTTGCTGAAAACGAGTCAGAGTTTGACATGTTGTATCTCGCTACCCTTTCCGATGAAGTTCCTTCAACTGGTGCTTGGGAATACTACTCTAAAAACCTTAAAGAACTTTATAAAAAGAGACTCATTCTGAAACTTACTGCAACAGTTCAGAATAGTGCCAGTATGAAATCTTCTTCTGAATTGATTAGCGATATTCAGTCTCAGCTTTCTGCACTCGACACTACGGATGTAGACAGCTTTGATATGAAACATCTTGCAATTTCTGCAGTAGAAGAAGTTCAGAAAGCATTCAAGGAAAAGAAATTACTTTCTGGTTATTCAACAGGTTTCGAAGGTCTCGATGACATCGTAGACGGTATCCAGGAAGATAACATGTACGTTATTGGTGCTCGTCCATCAATTGGTAAGACTGCTTTTGCACTTGCTCTGATTATGGGAATTGCAGCTAAGGGTGTGAAGACTTCTGTATTCTCTCTTGAAATGAGTGCACTCGCTTTGTACTTCCGTATGATTTCTGCCAAGTCTGATATTCCTATGTGGCAGATCAAGAAAGGTATCGTAAATGAAAGTCAGAGTATGATTCTTCGTTTCAACAGAGCTGTCGAACAGTTGTATTCACTTCCAGTTTCAATTATGGATACTGGCGTAGATAACGATAAGATTTTATATTCTCGTATTCGTTATGAAGCAAAGGTAAAAGGTTCTAAGGTTATATTCATTGACCACCTTGGACTTATTGAAGTTACAGACAGTTCTGGTCAGCGTTATGTTGATGTAGGACGTATCACTAAGACACTTCACAAAATGGCTCGTGAACTTCACGTTGCAATTGTTCTTCTTGCACAGTGTGGTCGTGAAGCAGAAGGAAAGAAACCAAACCTTGCTCTTCTTCGTGAGTCTGGAAACATTGAACAGGATGCTGATGTAATCATGCTTCTTCATCGTCAGCGTGAACTTGATGACGAACGAGAAAGAGATAACCCTCTGAAAATGATTCCTACGGATGTTATCGTTGCCAAAAACAGAGACGGTAAAACTGGTGTTGCAACTTTTAGTTTCAAACCAATCTGTATGAATTTCGTTGAAGACCAGAATCGTTCTGCTCTCGATGACCTTGGTGCTCGTAACGAAAAAACTAAGCAGGAGTATAAGCGTGAAGAAGTCCGTTATTGAGACCAGTAGACTTTTTGTAAGTTCTGACAAAGACCACGAAGGTGTTTACTTTGCCAGGACCAACAAAAATCTTTTTGCAAGGTTTTATCAAGGTAAGTATGGTTGGGAAATATTTATTTATCCTTACAAGGTTCGTTTCAGAGAATGTTCGCTTACAGAAACATTAAGACGAATTGATTATGTGTTCAAAAAATATTGGAGTGAGAAATGCGATACACAATAGAAAAGGAAAAGGAAGTTAGGGAACTCGCCGCCGCCGGAAAATCATCTTCTTATATTTCATCACTTACAGGAATACCAGAGCGAGTGATCTGGAACTGGTGTCCTGAGACTAGACCTCATGATGATGTAATCAAATGGTCCGTAAAACAACGATATCATTACGACATACCAGAACTTGAGGCTCGAATCTCATCTGCGATTTCACCACTTATTCGTGATGATGTAACAGAAGAAGAATGGGATAACGTAAACTCTATAATTAATAAAACTCTTTTTGATGAGGCAGTTATTGTTTTCAAAAACCTGCTTAATGATCCTCCGGAATTTGGTTCTGAAAAAAGACTGTCAAAAGAACCTTTCCTTGAATATCTTAAAAAATTCTGGTCCGAAGATTCTGAATATGTAAAACGCAAGGAATTAAATCCTGTATATGTAAAACAAAATCATGATTCAATACATTATTGGTCCATGACAAAAAAGAGAGCAGTCAGTGAAATAAATTCCGGAGATATTGAACGAGTCTTTGAAAAACTTTCAGAAAAAGGTTTATCACAAAGTCGCATAAATGGAATTATGAAGACTGGACTTATTCCTCTTAAAGAAGCATATAAACAAGGGCTTATCCTTACCCGATGTTATGAGTTCTATCTCCCTAAAGTAGAAAAGGCACAGAATAATCTTACCTCAGTTGATATCTCAAAAATATTTAATTCTCACTGGGATAATGAAGAGGCATTTATTGCCAACCTTGTTGCTTACGTTGGCAAAATGCAGCTCCAGGAAGTTCGTGCATTACGTTTGTGCGATGTAGATGAAAAAACTATAAACATAGAAAATTTTTACACAAAAGAAGGATTAGTTAGAAATAAGAAGCCGAGAGTAATTACTACATCAAGTTACGTTACAAGCATTATCTTAAAATACGCAAGTACTGCACCCTACTCTGATTATTCTCCAAGTGATTATATTTTCTTTTCTGAAAGCAGACACAGACCTTCACAAGGACGGAATTGGAATGCAGAGCTGCAGAAAGCCTGTCGTAACGGTGGTGTGAAAGAAATTAATTTTAGACAGTGGAGTTCGTAGACAAACCAAATTGTCTACGAGTAAAAAGTTTTCTTAGGTTACCTACTATATGATACAAGACATAGTGAGGTAACAATATGGAATTAAAGACAAGAGAAGAAGCTGCAGAGTATCTCGGAGTTTCCCTTTCAACTTTCAAAAAGTTTCAGAACACCATACCGCATATTCAGCTTGGTCGTTTAGTAAAGTTTGATGTAAAGGATTTGGATTCTTACCTGGAAAGTAAAAAGGTAGGTGGTTCAAATGACTGAAAAGCATGATAAAATTGGTGGAATTATTATTTACGGAATTATAATTCTTGTCGGCCTTGTATGTGCTGCTTATTTTATAGGAACGAAACATGGTAAAAAAATTGCAGTAGATTTCAATTGTAACGAACCGGTTGTTTCTGAAGAAACCAAATACAAATTCCTGGGTGATGATATTTCTAATTACATCTGCGAATTGAGTTCTGAACTTGAACTTGATTCTGATTTAGTCGTGGCAATTCTTATGGTAGAGAATCCGGAGTTTGATAAAGATGCAGCTCATAAAAATGAAAACGGAACTATCGACGTAGGTCTGTTTCAACTCAATGATAAATATCTATGGAGTACATTCAAAAAAAATTACTGGTTCTCTAATATTGAACTGGACCCATTTAATTGGAAACATAACTCATACATTGCCCTTCATCATATCCAATTCCTACAACAGAAGATTAAAGTGTCTGATGATGTAATTATGGCATATAACTGTGGCGAAGGTGCAGTTATGAACGGATCAATTCCACCTTCAACTTACGTTTATCTTGCAAAAGTAAAAAATAATATCTGGCTTTTGAAAAATCAACAATAAGTAAAGAGTAAAACTATGACTAAAGAAGAACTTGAAAAAGAAGCAGAAGAAAGTGCTAAACAGAATTGTTCTATGCCTATTAATTGGAATGAAATTGATGTGGCAGAAAGAGCAGGATATGTAAAAGGTTACATTGCAGGTACAGAATCAAGAGAAAAGCAGATACAGATAGACGCAGAGCAGATAATAGCCTTGCAGAAAGATAAAGGAGAACTGACTGACAGAGTAACGGAACTTGAAGCACAGATTGAGAAAATGAAGTGTTGCTATAACTGCAAACATTCAAGAACAGAGTATGAGCATTGTAGAACAGATAAACACGAAAAATGGGAGATAAAAGAAAATGACTAAAGACGAACTGAAAAAGGAAGCAGAAGAATGGCGAAAAGACTATAAGCCTATGGGCATAACTTGTATTGAAAGAGATGGTGTTGTAATTGAAACACAATCTAAAGCAACAAGACGTATTGAAAATCCAAACCCATTCAGAATCAAAGATGGGTGGTATGAATTATATCTTAGAGATTTAGATAATGCTTATATCGCAGGAGCAACTGAGAACGGTGTCCAGTGGCACGATTTGAGAAAAGACCCGAATGATTTACCAGAATACGAAACTGAGGTTATTGCAATAACAGAAAGTGACGGTAGTTTATACAGAAGTTTTGAATATTATGAGGTTGAAAGTTCAGAAGATAACTTTGATGGGTGGTCTACCTGTCAAAAAATTATCGCTTGGTGTGAAATCCCACAGTTTAAGGAGTAAGTATGACAGAAGAACTTGAAAAAGAAGCAAGGTTTTACACGAAAGGTTGGAAAGAGCAAGAGAACTGCGTGCAAGCCTATCTCGCAGGTGCCGAGCCAAGAGAAAAGCGGATAGCCGAACTTGAAGCACAGATTGAAAAAATGAAATGCGGGGGAAATTGCAAACATTTATACCACGTCAATACGGGTGGGTGTTATGACGCTAAATGTGATTTGACTTATTGCGACTGTATAAACTGCAAAGATGAATGGGAATTAAGGAGATAAAAGAAAAATGAATATAGACGAAATGAAAGATAGAATAGCAAGGGCAGAAGAAATACAACGGTATACAGAAAATAGATGTGAGGCACTTGAAAAGCAAATAGCCGAACTTGAAGATAAACTTGCCAATGCAGACTATCAGTTAGAAGGCAGGGATAATGAGATTAGGAAACTTGAAAAAGAAAATAAGGATATTCAGCAGTCTTGTGAAAACTACTATAACGAAATGCGTTCTTATAAAAATAAGGTAGCCGAACTTGAAAAGGAAAATGCAGAACTGAAAGCCAAAGAAAACACAATCCACACCCTTGATGTTTTGCATAAAGAAGCGGTTAGAAAATATGGTGAAGTAAACGACCAACTCACCAAAGCAACCGAGATAATTAAAAAACTTAAAGCATTATATTTCAGTCCTGTTGTAACAAAAGACGATGTAAAGCGACAAGATGAAATACTTGCAGAAGCAGAGCAATTCTTAAATAGCGAGGTGGAAAATGACAGTAAGAGCAGAATGTGAGAAATGCGGTCATAAATGGGGTTTAGAAATGAAGCCTATGGAAACAATTACTTGTCCTAATTGTAAAACTGTTTATGATGCCTTGATAGTTGTAAACGACCCCGAAAACAAAGAAACAATGAGAATTGTTAGAGAACATAGCGAGGTGGAGAAATGACAGTAATAGAATTAGCAGAGTATGTACTTAATCACGAATTAGATGATGTAATTGCTAAGTGTGAAGAAATCTTAGAAGAAGATTATGAAGATTAGCGAGGTGGAGAAATGATAGTAGTATTTTTAGGAATTATTGCAGTAATGGAAGTTTTATTATTTATTAAAGTTATGGTTGATTTTGTTTTGGCTTTACATTTTAGAAAACAAGATAAAAAACAGAGAGAAGAATGGGATAAGACAATTCAGATGTTGGCTTATCAGATAACACAACTGAATAGCAGAGTAACTTCACTTGAAGATAATATAATAAGGAGTAACTATGTTTGAGAAAGAATCTAAAGAATATGCAAATAAGTGGCTGTATCACGTCAAAGATTTAGAATTACATCATAAGGAAGATGATAAGCCCGAATATATCAGAATTGAGGAAGCATATCAAAAAGGTGCTGAATACGGATATAACTTAGCACACGAAGAAATAGACTATCTGAATCAGCATTGGTTAGATAATAAAGAACTTGATAAAGAAGTTTATGAGTATGCAAAGTCAAGAAACGGAACGGAAGATAGCCGTATGACTGACAGAATGTTAGCCTATAGAACAGGCTATAAGAAAGGTTTTGAAGAATGTGCAAAAGCAAGGCTGAATGTAACCACCATATCAGACTGTCCGATTAAAGATGAATGGCATTATGTGAAAGACGGAGATTTACCGAAAGACGAAAATGATGTTTTAGTTTATTCGGGCGAAGAATGGAGAATGTGCGTAGGTAGATACTCTCCAAAACATAAGGCGTGGGAAGCAGGGTGCGATGCTATCGCTTGGAAAGAAATTGTACTTCCAGAACTAAAGGAGAGTGAATAGAAATGGACAAACAAGATATTTTCTATTATGCAAAACTTCACAAGATACCTATTTATTTCCAACCAGAACATAATGAGGTTGTAGAAAGAAACTTGTTTTGCGAGTTCCTGCTTTGGTTGTTTATACTATTTGAACCGCTGTTTGTTTCAGAAGAAGGATTCAAAATTGAAATTGAACACAGAACTATAACAAGAGAAGAACTTAAAAAGAAGGGGTTGATAAAATGACAGAGCAGGAAAAAGCAAAGAAACTGTTGCCGATTATTCAAGCAATAGCAGAAGGAAAAAGGATTCAGTATTCATTTAACGGAGTCACTTGGATTGATAGAGACGAAAACTTGGAACTGCAAACAATTTGTGATGATATAATCTCTGATTCAACAGACTACCGCATCAAGCCAGAAGAAAACTACACAATCGAACAGAACACAGGAGAAAATAGAGTTGAAGGTGGAGTTTTAAGTGTAAGTGGTTCTGTTTCTGAAACTCATTATTGCTATGAATGTACTAGATTTCAATTTTGTCATATAGCATCTGGTAAAACACATAAAAAAGCGTGTCAAAAAATAAACCTTAAAAGAGAGTTTGAAGAAAAGCATTACCGACCATTCAAAGATTTTAATGAACTTATGAGCATCACTGGAACTAAGCTGCTTTGGGTAGTTGATAAATGTTGTTCTAATGAGTTTTTGATTACAGGAAATCAGAACCTTGCTGTTTATATCTTTGACCGTTGGTATTCAATGAAAGAACTGTTTAATGAATATACTTTTCCAGACGGTTCACCTTGTGGAATGTTGGAGGAGTAAATGCCTGTAAATTGGAAAGATTATCCGCCAGACTGGAAACAAATTGCTTTTCGTAAAAAAGAAAGTGTTGGTTGGAAATGTGAAAACTGTGGAAAACAATGTCGTAAACCTGGAGAGCCGTTTGATACACATAAACGAACTCTTACAGTTTCTCATAAAGATCATAATCCAATGAACTGTGCTGATGAAAACTTACAAGCGTATTGTGCACCATGTCACCTAAGATATGATGCAAAACATCATGCTGAAACAAGGAGGAATAAATGATTTTTACAAACGATAAATCTATTGATAAAATCAAAGATAGTTATCCAATATCAGCAAGTTTGATAAATAATACAACTCACAATTGCAAAGATTGCCTGGATACAGTTTGCTGTAATCGTGGAAAAGATAAGGTGGTTGTATGCCCTTCATTTTATAACTCCTTTAACCGATAAATAAATAATGAGGTGTTATAAATGCGAATTGTTTATGTAAATTGTGACTTCTGCAATGGTACAGGAGAGTTCTTAGGTAGAGAGTGTAAAAACTGTAAAGGAGAAGGACAAATTGCTTTTAAGGTTTCTGAAAGCAAGAAGCAGCCAACATTAGACAAGCGTCTTTTAAATCAAATATATTCATTATCAAATCCAATGAGTCCAGATACATTCTGGGATAAAGTTCTTGAAGAAAAGCTGGGAAAACGCAGTGATGATAATATTTATTATAAATATTTCATTCATTATGTTTTCAGCTTAGTTCAAACTACTACAAAAAACACTGTGTTTTCCAAATAGTAATAAAGGAGAAAGTAAATGTTCAAATGGATTAAAAGCCGAATAGAAAACATAAAGAAAGAAAAATACCTTGGTCGTATCTTACTTACGCATTTGGTACTTATTGCTTTACACATAATGACTACCGGTCAATATAATATTCATTATCATGCCGATCTGAGAGTTGCCGGATGTGCTTTGATTATACTTACATCTGTTTTATTCGGGAGAAAAGGCTTTGCATTTGCTATTCTCACATACGCTTGCTCTCTTGTATATGTAAACTCGTTTTATAATTATGGGTCCGTATTTTTTCTGGTAATTGCATACAGTGCTTTTCCAAAAATAAAACCGCAGGCTACAGTTATATTTATGTTGAATATGTTATGCTCTTTCAATATGCAAAGATTGCCGTCTACATCTGCCGGATTCCAGATTTGCTATTGGCTTATGTACAACTTCTATAAAGAATGGTTGTTCAATGTAAAACCTGCAGCAACACTGAAACTTACAGATGATGAACGCATGATTTTGAACGAACTTATTGAAGGAAAAATGCAAAAAGAAATTGATTTATATTCACCACAAACTATCACTGCAAAGATTAAATCTGCTCGTGAACGTAATTTGTGCGAAACAACTGCAGAGCTGCTTTCAATGTACACTACGGAATTAGGTATAAAAATTGGAAGATGTGGTAAGCCTTGTAAGAAGTCTTGCCCTCAGAGAGAAAATTGTCCTGAGGCAGTTTAATTTAACCCACCCTTTTTAATCTCATCTTTTTTCTAACGCATAATGACCTTAAGAGGTCGTTATGCAGAACGGAATTCAGTCAGTTTATCTTTGTCTCGGAAATGAAGCCTGTTTCTTTTTACAGCTTTTAAATATTGCTGAGAGACATTCCGGTCACAAAATCGACATCGAAACTGCAGCCTGGTTATGTTCTCTTAAAGGTTTTATTTACTTAAACTGGAATGACCTCACAGATAAAAAAAACTTCCTGATCAATAAACATGCAGATATTCTTGAACTCTTCACTGGTAAACGCTGGCTGTACACCAAAGAGTCTCCTTCTTACAAAGCGAAAAAAAATGAATACATAATTAATGAATGGCAGAACGGTTCTTTCATTCATTTTGACAGTGATGATTTTCACTCTCTCCAAAAATCTAATACGGTTGCAAATGGAAAGATTATATCATGTCGTGTATTCAAAGTTGTATAGGAGTACATTATGTGGGAAAGTCTGTCAAAAACACTTACTTCTGAAAATGGTCCAAAGCTGCTGATTACAATCGGTATCCTTGTTTTGATTATTATTTACCTTGCTATAAAGCTTGGTAAAGCCGGATTGTTACACATCAATACAAAACATGTACACATCGGAAACAAGATATCTGATCGTGAATTGATTAGAAGACAAATTGAAGTCGCACATGATTTCATTATGAGTATAGAAGGAAAACTTGTTTCCACAGAAACACAATACAACGAATATTTTGCAAAGTATATTCTCGAAAGAGTCTACGACAAAGTTATTGAGTGGATAATGTTTAATCACATCACAATGAATCAACTCTACATTCAGGATAAACAGGATACTATATTAAATCTTATTTATGCTCAGCCAATTAACGATGACTTCAAAACACCAGAGTTTAAGGTGCGTGTTGAAAATTGGGTAAAAGAATTAATTGAACGCCTTGTAAATGTAAAGGTTCTTTACGGTGATAGCAGTGGGAAATAAATGGAGTATATATGGAAGAAAAAGAAACTAAAAAAACAGACAGCCGTAAGTTTGTAGTCTGGTTGACATGGCTCATCATTACACTTCTCGTAATTGCTTGGTGTGCTGTAGTTATGATTGCTACAAAACAAATTGTTGACAGTCTTGTTTCATTAGCCGAGAAAGCTCTTTCCTGGTTTTTTGCTATTTCAATGATGTATCTTGGTGTAAATGTTGGTCAGAAAGTTGGACTTGCTTTTGCAGAAAAGTTACTTAAGTCGGAGGTAGAAGATGCTGAAGGTCCTACTGATTGAAGCTGCCGTAATTATAGTACTGATTCTCATTCTGGTAATCATTTTTAAAACTATGAGTTCTCTTAAAAAAGAGAACAAAAGGCTTGAGGGCGAACTTGAACAAGCAAAGACGAACATTGCATATCTTTATCGAAATGCCAAAGAAATTGCGAAGATTGAGAAAGATGAAAAGAAAGTTTCAGAGGAGATAAAAAATGCGAAAACGGACGAAGAGATTTTTGATGTTGTTAACACTGTTATTGCTGCTAACAATGCCAGGGTGCGTAAGTAAGCCTAAAGCCGAAATTGTTCTTCCGCCTGAACCAGAACGAGTAGAAATGCCAGAAGTACATTCTGTTGCTGATATGGCTGAAAGAATAAATCAGTATGAACATCTGGTCCAGCTCTGGGAACAATGGGCTGAAGATGTAAAAGGAATATTAAAAGGTTATAACGACAGTATTGTCGAAATAAAATAACGGAGGAAATTCTTATGAAAAATTTCTGTACAATTTTTGGCGTAATTGCCTTGGTAGCCGGAGCCGCTATCGCTAACTTCACATCGATTCCATTTGCTTCTTACATCGGTATCTTTGGAGAGGTACTTGGAACCGTTCTCACCATTATCGGTGTGTGGAAGAAAGCAGAGAAGAAAGGTTGGAAAGAAGCAATCTGTGTTATTTGTTTCGTTGTTTCAGCAATCTTCCTTGCTATTGCAGGTGTTTCAAAAGATGTTGCAATTCAGATTGCCACAGCAGTTGCTGGTCTGGTAGCTTTGATTGCAGGACTTGTTGCTACATTCTGGAAGAAAAAGGCTTAATTATTTCTATCGGGAGAACACAGCTATGATGTATTGCGTTTATGTAGGACATTACGAAAGTCCAGCTATCTCTAAAGATGATGTTGCCAAACTAAATCGTTATGGACTTAAAGGTTATGTGTTCTCCCGAGGAGATCATTATGCCCTTAAAGTATTTTCTTCACCAAGCCAAGACAAAGTTTATGAGGTTAAAAGACTTCTTGAACAGAAAGGCTTCGTTGTAGAAATCGAAACAATCAATATTAAAGAAAACCTTCACCTTAAATAGTGTCACACAAAGTGTAACATTTTAAATATCCTCACTTACCCTTACATATCCTCTATTACCTTGACAAGTGTAACATTCAGACTTAATATGTTTAAAAAAGGCTTAAATAACCGTAGGTAGCCAGTAATAACGGTTATTAACTGTATCATTGTCACACTTCGAATCCGTAGGTAGCACGTTCGAATCGTGCCAGTCGCAATATTGTAATTCTATATAATCTATAGATTTACAATATCCACTGTGGGAGTGGAATGATATAAGTTTAGCCGAAAATCTCAAGTGTCACACAAAAGTGTAACATAACTTTTGGAGTAAATTTATGTCTGAAACACCTTTTATTCTTTCTAAAAGAAAGTCATCACCTTACTATCAGGTTAGATTTAAGAACCCTGATACAAAATCTTCTATTAAATACTTCTCTGCAAAATCAACAAAAGAAACTGTAAAATCAAAAGCAATCGCAAAAGCCTGGGCGATGTATAATGAAACAGAAATCAAAAAGGCTTCTACGATTGAACAATTAAAAACTGCAGAACTTAATGATGATGAAATAAAATCAATGCTTGATATTCTTTCGAGACGGGGAATATTAAAAAGTTATACCATCAAAGAAACTGAGAGTGCTATTTCTCTTATTCAGTTTCTTATAGATTTCTGGGATTTTGAAAAATCTCCTTATTTAAAAGAAAAAGTCAGAATGAATAAACATATTGGCATCGGATATATAGGAGAAAGCCAAAGAAATATTATTGCTCATTGGCAGCCATTTTTTAAGGATAAATGTTTAGGAGATATTACAAAAAGAGAACTTAAAGATTTTGTTTCTTTTTTAGATACTCTACCTTTAAGTAATAGCAGAAAATTAAAAATATATCGCTCAGGTTCAATTGCTTTAAGATGGGCATTTAATGACGAGTTACTTGAACGTGATATTACATCCGGCATAGTTACATTTTCAACAAATCTAAAAGAACGTAAAATTCTTACTATGGAAGTTGCTGAGTTATTATTCAGTACAAAATGGAAAGATGAACGGTCTCAGTTAGCAAACCTGGTTGCAATGCTCACTGGTATGAGAGCTGGTGAAATACTGGCATTAAGAAAACAGGACCTCGGTGATGGATGCATCTATGTAAAACATTCTTATAACAGGCTTGAAGGTTTGAAGACTCCGAAGAATGGAGAAACACGAACAGTTTACTTTCCCTTCCCTCTTATTACTCAAAAAATGCTATGGCTTTTATCTATCAATCCAGTAGGTGATAATATGAATTCTTTTGTGTTCTGGGGTGGAATTAAATCAGATCAGCCAATGGATGTAAAGAAACTTGCATTAGACTTGCGTGAACAATTATGCAAAATCGGATTTTCAAAAGAAGAAGCGAAACAGTATTGTTTTCATTCCTGGAGACACTTCTACGCAGCTTATATGAGTGACAACGTAAACCAAAGAGCTTTACAATCGCAGACAGGTCATAAGACGATTGAAATGCTTGAGCACTATGAAAATCATCACATCGAGTCTGATATGAAACAAATTACAGATGCTCAGCAAAAGCTCTTTGGTAACGTTGTGAGTAACATTAAATTATAATTACTCTTCTTCTGCTGCAGATTCAGAAACCGGTTCTTCACCACGAATGTCATTCACAAGTGTTTCGAAATCAGAAGCTGTGATTTTGACCGTCTTTTTCTGCGGAGAAAACAGTGGTACTTCTGGAACTGTAATCGGATAGCACTCACACTCTTCGAGAATATTTCTCATAGTATTTACAAAGTGACCTATTTCGTACATTTCATCTTCTTCTATTATAGAAGAAGATATAACTGGGTTTTCCAGGAATGTATCCACTATCTCCGGTCTTTTCTTAATTGTATCTTTCATCATTGAAAGAACAAATCTCAACTGTCCATCATAGGTCTCAGGTATCAACGTGTCATCAATGAATTTAACAACACCATCAACGATATGTCTTTTAGTTACCTGCATATGTCCTCCTACTCTGTTACCTTTGTCATTGTTTTATCAATGGCTTTCATAAGTTCCTGTCGTTCTTCCTCGTGTTTATCAAGGAGTTCCTGTTTTTCATCATCAGCCCACTCTGAATGTTTCTTAATAAGGATGCCGGCGTGTCGCAGCTCATCTCTTGCCATATCCCGATATTGAACATCATTAGTCTCGAGATACTTTTCGAAATAAGTTCTTGCTCCATCAATTTCTTCCTCGACATCATCATCTTCACATAAAGTCTTTACAAGAAACCACATCTGACCAACAAACCCTGCCGTCATAAACTTTTTGGAATATGGATCATACTCCTTAAAGTCTATGTTGGATAAGATTTCTTTGAAATCTTTTCTCAATTCTTTTACAGCATCTTTCATGCATACCTCTTTATCTTCCTTCCGAAGACATTGATAATCTGAAAGTGTGTAGGGTCCTGCAAGAATTGTACTCGCAGTACAGTACGACTTGTCAGTGGGTAGAATCTGAGATAATTACCATTGCCATTCATTACAGAAGCAGATGTTGTTCCATTTGTTATTACAAGTTGAGCACCATCAGTTCCGTCTGGAATTGATGTAAACAACTGAATATCAACGATATCACCTGCATTAAATTCTGCTGTTGTTGGTACGGTAATTGTCGCTACTCCTGCGGCAACTGCAACAGAGGTTGCTCTTATCTGAGCAATATTTGGGTCACAACACATATTGTCACCTCTAATAAAAATGGGGAGCTGTTACACTCCCCTGTATGTCAACATTCATACGAATGGAATTGTCAACCTAAAAAGGGAAAATAAAGGTAATTAGAGGAAATTTCCACTAATTAGCTGTACAATGGATAACCATTGTATGCACCGCTGCAGTTACAGAAAGGGCTTGGGCCTGCTCCGTAAGTTGTCTGAAGTGGATATCTTACCACGCCAGCCATCGCATTCTGTAATTCGAGCTGGTTTACCTTACCCTGGAGAGCCTCGATTTTGTTCTGTGCAAGAGCATCGAGAATCTTCTGAGTCTGAGCAGTAGTAGTAGCATTGATTGCTGCTGTGTTCATTGCATTGTCAAAACGAACCTGTCCGAAACCTTCTGACATCTGCAACTTTGTTGAGCAGCAACATTCATTCTGGTTTGCAATAGCCATCTGTACAGAAGAGTTAACTCCTGCAACGTCACGAGCAAGTTCAGAATATTTATCGCCGAGATTGTTTACAATGTCGTGATAAACCTGGTTTGTACTTGCTACACTCTGAGCTGTTCCGTTATTAACGGCTGTCAGAATGTCACGAGTCTGTGCCTGTAAATTCTGATTGTCAAATCCTCTGTTTACATCAGCCTGGATAGCATTTGTGTTTCCGTTGTTTCCACCGAAACCAAAACCACCATTACCCATAAGCAGAGCGAAAATCAAGAAGGCCCAGATAAAGCTACCGCCACCAAAGCAGTCTCCACCCATAACCATAGGTGTACCTGAATCACTTACTGTCATAGCATTCTCCTTTTATATTAAGTATTAAAAAACGGTAAAACTTACCGATTAATTCTCATTAATTTTTATACCGTAATATTAACCCAGTTAATATATTAATGAACTAAAGTTTAATGCCGAAATTATTTGCAAGCTGCTTAAGGTCTACACCCTGTTCTTTTGCCATGTTTATTGCTGTTTGACGAAGGTCTCCTTCATTCTTACCGCCGGTTATTTCCTGCCATTTCTGGTAAGCCTGTGGATTCTGCTTCATCATAACGTTCATCTTATTCTGCAACTGTTGGGTCAAAAACTGGTTGGGGTTGCTGAGTGCCTGCATTGCTTGAAATGGATTTATCATTTGAGCCTCCTATGAGATGTTCAAGTTTCGTTAATCTTGAATTAAATTCTGTCATTGGGTCTTTTGGAGTTTCTTCCTGAGAATAAACGAAGAACTCACTCAAACCTTTGTCTCCCATTTTTTTAATGTAAATTTTACCGTTTGCTGAATCCATAAAAATATGAATTGTAAGAGGGTCTGTCATAGCGGCCTTTGCTTCTTCAATTGATGAAACAAAGTGTGTGCTTATTTGAGGAAACTGAGGCTGTGGTGGAAATGGTAACCACTGCTGCTGTGGTGGTTGATTATAAGTCGGATATGGATACATAACTAACTCCTTATGGTTAAAGAGTAACATCATTGAGAAAAGTTATGTTGTCTAAATCTTACTAAATAAATCTCAAAATCTTGTCTCTGATTATAAACAACTCTCGGTTTATTACAGTCTGGCTTATACAAAGTTCATCTGCAATAAAACCAATATTCTGTCTTTTCAAATAAAACATTTCAAAGATTCTTGTCTGACGATCTGAAAGGAGCATCTTAGAAAGCAGCTCATTAATATCTGCCCTAGTAGCAGTTTTGAAATAAGAATTAATTTTTAATACTGTAGCACTCATTTAAAGTACCTCCCAAATGATACTGTAAAACAATATCAGTTTGGAAGGTACTTGAATTGACTTGAATTGATACTTGAATTGATTATAAATTAGTTAATTCGTTCCCAGACACGAAAAGTATAGTTTTTTGGTCTTGTTTCCGAATCACGAGATTTAATTGTTCCTTTTGGAGTAATGTAATGTCGGTGATCACCGCTAAGCCCGATTGTAGTTGATGTCTTAAAATGAATTCCTTTATAAGTTGGGCTATAAGACCTTTGAGATATATTAGGCATTGCATTTCCCTTATAAATTTTTGGATTGTTAGAATATGTTTGTCCTGAACTTCTGTAATGAGGGTTTTCTATTTCTGTAATTGTATGACTATGCATTCCTGCATCGTAAGTAACACTCCAGTCAGGTCTTGTGTTAGAAAAATCTGTAGATTCACCTACAAACGAAATGCCATTAACATTTGTTGCAGCATCTTGTTTTTGTAAACTTTCGTTTTCTTCACTAAATGCACGAGAAACGCCAGATTTATAAGTTCTAAAAAATGCACCGTTATATAAAATTTCTTGCCACTCAGTACAAGGATACAAGTCCTGTGGATGTATCTCTTGCGGATATTGAATAACCCTGTCTTTTATTGCCGGAGCACTCAAACTTTGCCAGGCAGTTCCATTCCACATCAACTCTGTTACCGATAACCCCTGTAAAACATTATTTCCTGTTGTTCTAACAGAGCTGCATAGAAGAGTATGGGTTATAGTGCTTTTATTAATAATAGTAACTTTACAACCAATGTATGTTGCATTATTTAGCGTAAATTGAATTGAATCACTTTCATTATTGATAATAATTTTAGCATCGTATTCTACTTCAGATGTACTGTCATTTGAAGTTACTTCAATAGCCCTCATTTTTCCAAAAGGAGTTAATATATTTGTATTTACCTCTCTACTAGATAGCCCTCCTTCATTAGTAACAGTTCTAGTTACTCTTGTTCCGAAGGGAGGATTATAGCCAGTAATTGCAGGATAAAGAATAGAATCTAATGTCAAATCTTTCATATTATCTCCTTATGCAATCCTTTTCCAAATTTTTGCTGCATAATTGTCTGGTCTTGTTTCTGCATCTCCATTACAACTAACGGTTCCTGCCGGCGTCGATAATGTATGATTATGGTTACATGCAGCATTTTCATCATATCTTAAAGAAAAAGAAACCTCATTCGTGGCTTTATTAACAGTCTGGTCATCATTATTATAACCAGAAGCAGTATTACCTTGGTACAAAAGTTTTTCAGCAGAAGTACTTCCGCTATCATAAATTGCATATTCCCAGCTATGATTATGTGTACTTGTATGACTTGGAACTTTTGGGTGACTATCTTCGTTTTCTGACGTTGCTGAACTTCCTTCAAAATACAAACCTTTGTTTGCTGAAGGCTCGAAAACTTGAGTTCCCTGTGGTTGTAATGATTGGCTTGTTATAGTTCCAGATGAAATAAAATCACCCGAAACATTTGCTAAATAAGCTCTAAAGAAAGCACCCTGATAATCAATTTCTTCCCATTTGGTACAAGGATAAATATTTTCTGGTTTCTTTTCTTGAGGAAACTGAACCACATGTTTTCCAATAGCTGGTGCTTTGATATTCTGCCATTTTGTTCCATTCCAAATTAACACACAGTCTTTATTCGGCAAAAGTATTGGTGTATTAGTGCTTACCGATGTACAAGATATTGTATGTGTATATGACGTCTGATTTATAATAGTAAGCAAACATCCTTCATAAGCTCCATTTCGTAAAGTAAGTGTAATAGGTTCTCCTGCATTAATTATTAAACGGGCATCATACTGAACCACCGTAGTCTCAATGCTGCTCGATACTACAACAGGCCTCATTTTAGTAAAAAACGCCATAACATTATTTGACATTTCTCTACTTGAAAGTCCACCGTGATTTATAGGATTAGGAGTTACTACTGTTCCAAAGTCTAATGAAGGAATCAAAGGTGAGGATGGAATCATTATTGAATCAAGTGTTAAATCTAACTCATTGCTCATATCTTACTTCCTTAACCAACTCTCAACCATATTCTTTTTGCCAAGTTGATAGGTCTTGTTTCAGTATCTGTAGAAGTCAATTTTCCTTTTACCGTCATAGTGTGTGTATGGTTTCCAGTTACTGTCAAATCTGGCACAGTCGTTGAAACTGAGCTTACTGTAATTTTAGTAGATGAATCGTTTGTATTATATATTGAACCTGTATCATTTTGTTCTATACAATACCAAGAGTTGGTTGTAGAATAAGACTGTCTATAGCCATTATAGGAAAGTGGGCTGTGTGTATGGCTTGAACTTTCTGTTACAGAACCAAGTGCACTTTGTTTCCCAGATTTTGCTCTTGTACCAGTAAACTTCAACCCATTTACTGCAGTACCCTGTGCCTGTGGGGTCAGCGTTCCATCAGCCTCTATAAACGGATCAGCATTTCCACCTCTTGTTCTAAAAAACGCACCTTGAAATTTTGATGTTATCTCTAACCATCCAGCACAAGGATATAATAACTCCGGCGATTGTTCCAATGGATATTGAGATATAGTCTTCCCAACTCCAGGAGCAGTTATATTCTGCCAGATTGTACCATTCCATACTATTTGAAATATTATATTAGGTATAAGTTCAAAATTATTTTGATAATATCCTGCTGCATTTAATAAGTGTGAATCACTGGTAGTATTAATAATTGTCAGCTTACATCCTTTGTAGGCAGGTGTATTAAGAGTAAGTGCTATAGTTGACTGTGCTTTTATTACAACTTTTGCATCATACCCAATATTTGCCAGTGTTGTATTTTCAAATATCTGTATAGGTCTCATCTTTACAAATGGAGCTACGATGTTGTCATTTACTTGTCTTATATTGAGACCACCCAAATTATCTGATACTCCCGTTTCAATGTCAGGACCTCTGACTACAGGAGTACCAATTGGAGGATTGTTAAAAGGTGGGTCATAATTTTCAAAAGCAGGAATCTTTATCGAGTCTAAAGATGCGTCTATTGTTGGCATTTGAACTCCTTTACTATTTTATACACCCAAAAAATTGATACATTAAATAATGTCTTAATCTGTGCTACTGCCATATTTTATCTCCTGTTACTTAATCGCCCATATCCTCAAAGGAATAATTCTATCTGTAGCATTTGAAAAACCAACATCACTTTTATAAAATCGACAAATACCAACTCTAAAACTTGTCGTTGTTATTTGGTCTATAATACGGTTAGGTGCATATTCAACACCTTGTGCCGACGTAAAATGTAATGATAAATAATTACTTTTACCAATTAGACAATCTGTATAAAATACATAACCAAGCCCGGGCAGAACATTTCCACATTCTACTTTGATTCTTGTAAAACCATTAGGAATAGGTCTGTCATAATTAAAAGTAACATTATCACCAATTTCTTGAGGGTCTGTATTCTCCCAAACAAGATAACCTAAAGCGTCTGCCACTGCATTCGAGGTAACAGAATGCATGTTATTACTAGCAACAGAGTCCACCGGCATAGCATTTGAATTAGCTATGGCATTACTTGTAACTGGATTCATATTTCCAGATTCAATAGTATCTGTTACCGAGAGTACGAAATAAACTCCATCATAAACCAAATCAAGTCTTGATTTATTTCTGAAGTAAATATATGTGCTGCTGACGCTCTTTGCAAAGATATCTGCAAGTCCACTGTTTGTTGGCTGCTTAACTGGAATATCAACGCCATTATAATTAATTACAAATGGAGTAGAGATATTTGGTCCGGTAATATCTGCAGTAAACATAATCTTTGTTGTACCGCCTACAACAAGATTATCGCCAGTCATACTATTTGAATTCAAGAAATAGCAGCTACTTCCAGAATGTGTGATACTTTCTACTGCATCTGCAAAGGTCTGACTCTGGAAAATATTAGTATAGAAAGAACTTAAATCTTTTACATCAAGAATAAAGTTCTTCTGTGTATAAGGAATATTACCCCAAGGAATATTATCCAAAGAAGACTGTCGGAAACTTTCAAAAGTTTCTGAAACTGTATCTATATAAAGTTCGTCCAGACAGAAACTATTTTTATCTGTATTAAATATTGCGGTTCCAGGTGTATTGCCTAACTGATGTCTATTAAATTCAATTTTATAAACATCAACATAAAACAGAATCTTATCATTAGTTAAAACGAAACCTGCATGAAGCCAAGTGTTTGGATTGAAATTAAATGTCTCTCCATACAATTCTTCAATCTTTTCAGACAGAATGAAACTTTCTTCAAATGTTCCGCTTGTATGATAAATATACTGTTCTCCTGGTTTCGCAACGTTGTAAACCGGTAAATCTTCATACATTACTCCATAGTCATAAGGAGGGTCATCGTTCTCATAATGTGAGTTATATTTTGGTTCATCATAAGCAATTAAAATCTGAATACGGTCACCTTCGTTTCCTACATCAAACAAGGTCTGATCTTCAGCCCACATATATTCAATCCAGAAATCAACAGTCCATAAGTTATTTCCAAGAGGATGTACAAGTTTGTAGCCACCGTACAAAGATTTTGCTATTTCCGAATATGGAGAGAAAGCAAGAATTGCAGGTTTGAAATCAATAGGGCTTGCAGATGTATTGTCGCTCTCATCTACGAGTCTTGGTAAAGAATCAGAATCAGACAAGTATTCAATAGAGCCGCCATTATCTTCCAAAGTATTTCCTTTATGGTCATAAAGGTGCTGGTCCATTGGTAACTGAATGTGTCTTGGTTCTGATACAGTTCCTGCTGTTTCATCATCTGTATCAAAGTGATAACAGATTGCGTTTGCAGAAAGATACGTTTTACCAACATCATGTCCTAAAGCACGACGTTCAGCAATGCTCATGTTTGTTATTACGAGTGAATCATAACTGTAAACAGACTGTGTCATAAGACCACGAGTTTCTTGTTTAGCAACAGCTATCCATTCACTTTCAGCATTTGTACTTCCTCTGTGTTCATAGAAAGTACCCTCTGGAGTTATTCTGGTTCTATCAAGAGAATTTTCATCTTTCTGTACAATCAACTCACCATTAATTTTTGACATCTGAGTTGTTACTTCAAAACTACCCATCTTGAAGCTGATTTTGAACTTACCAGTTGGCATACCAAATTCATCAAGAATTGGATCAACCAGAAGGTATTCATTCTCATCACCAACTCGGAATCTACCTTCGTAATGCTGTCTACCATTATCATCAACGAATGTAGACAAATCCCAAAGGTTAGAAGAGGCTCCTAAAGAACCCTGAAGAATAGCACCGATGTTTGCAGAAAGAACAGACAAGTCAGAAATATAAAGTTCCTTGTAATCCTGATTTGCCTTTACGATATCTCTAATGTTAGTACAAAGAGCAGTTATAGTCGCATCGTCAGATGCAGGACTATCTCCAGCTTCATTAAATGCTATAATCTTATAATCATAAGAAGTATTCTTAAGCTGGTTCAAACCTTGACCCTCAAGAGGTAATGTTTGAACAAAAGTGTCATAAGAAATAACATAATTCTGATATTCTTCCCACTTTTCTTTTTCTACATTATTAAATGTAGAGCCGGATGTATGAGCAATCTTACAACTATAATATTTTATTTCATTATTTTCTTCGACTGTTACAATCTCATTAGTTGTATATACAGTTTGCGGCTGCCATGCACTTTCAGCCCAGTAAGCCTGTTCTTCTACATCAAAAGTAGCACCTGAGTAGTGAGCTGTTGTACATTTGTACATCGTTCCAGATTCTGAGACAATTGAATTCTCGTGGTAATCATATCCAGGCTGCCACTCACCCATAATAACTGTATCTTTGTAATTCTGCTCATTATCATGAATGCACTGTTTGGTAATGACATCAAACTCAGCATATGGATTAAGAGTAAGAGCTGGCTTGCAATATCCTTCATTAACTCCTGTTTTCTTAATGTAAACACGATATCTGATATCACCGTAAGGAATTACATTACTTGCAGTAGGAGTAAGATAGAAATTTAAGATAATGGTTCGGTCTGTTACCTTTGCATTGATAATAGGTTTAGATAACGCCCAGGTTCCATAGTCTCTTGTTCCTATAGAGCCAGCAACAGACCAGTTAGCCTCTTTTGTTGTTTCTCCATAAATAGTGTTATAACAAACAATTTTTATGGCCCATCCGCTTAAATCAGAGATTTCTGGATAACCGTCTGTTTTTCTATTGAATGTATAAGTACCATATTCGTTACTGATGATTGTAACAGGAATACCTTCGTATAAAGACCAGTTCGCAAGCTCCGCAGCATCAAACTCGCTTCCAGAGGTATGAGCAGTTGTACAATAATATCTTACAACAGTATCTGTTGTAGTATCAGTAACCTTTACAAGATCATTTATATCATAAACAGTATCTGGTGCCCATTCTCCAACATCATGTGTCACTTTCTTATAAAGATAAGCCTTGAAAAGGTTCGTAGCGTAAGGTTGTCTCTGAAATGATATCGTCCAGTTTACTTTGATATCATCTCTTGAAGCTTCACAAGAAATAATCTGAGGTACACTTGGCTTGAAAGTTCCATATCCACTTACATCTATTTGAGAGAATGCAGAATCTCCAGATTGCTGACCTGCTTGGTTTTCAGTAATAACTTTAACTCGCCAGTCAGCAAACTCTTCTCTCTCCATATATCCGTCATACTCTATCCATTTTATTTTCTCTGCAGTATCAAATTCTTCCCCAGATGTATGAGCCATATCGCAGACATATTTTGTGCCAGAGTATGTTATAGTATCACCTACATCGTATGCTGTATTCGGTGCCCAAGGTCCTCTATTAACAGCCTGTGTAAGATTTGCTCTTTTATATTCATATTCAAAAGAAGATTTATAAACACGTCCGATTAACTCCCATGTTAAACCTTCGTTCTTTGAAAGCCAAACATAATAACACTTAACACTATTTCTAAGACCGTTGTTTACAGGAGCTGCCCAGGTTATTGCAATGTTTGACATTCCGGCAACAGCATTAATATTAGTAACTGTGTCAGGACTTCCAATGTTAGCCCCACCATTTACAATCATATTTATGCTGTTTTGAATTCCTTTTCTTGAGTCATTCAAATCTTTGATGTTTGTTGGAACATCACTTAAAGATACAAGCATATCTTCTACCGGCGGATTTGTAATGTAACTCTGGAATGCAGGTAACATTTTTCCAGAGTTATAAAGGTCTTCGTTGTAAGGAAGTAATGTCTCTGAGAATCCACCATCTTTTTCTGGTTTAATCTTTATAATGCGGTATGGAGCAGAAATTTTATCTCTTACACCAAACATACAGATGTCACCTTCTTTCATGTTATACTTAATAACATCGCCATCTGAAGGATCATCACCAGAACGCATTACTCCGTAATATGTATGGTTCGGGTCAGTTGTACCAATAAGAATAAGATTTGTTGTTCCTTTTTTCTGGGTGTATGTTACGCCGCCAATTACCTGAGGATGTCCGTCTTTAGCAATTGGAAGTGTTACTACTTTAGACTTACCTAAGTATCCTGGCTGCAGAATAGTAACGCCTTGAGTAGAGTTTCCATCAGTATCAAGAACTCCTTCGAATTCAAATGGTGCGTCCGTAATAAATCCGTAGATACGTCCATTGTCTTCAAGAACTTCTTGAATGCGTCCAGAAGTGTCACCAATCAAAAGGTCTTCACTCTGAATCATAACAACATCGCCGATTGAATATGTGTTACCTTCTACTCCAATTTTTCTTGTAAGCATTTCCTTCATCAGAATTCTATATGCAAGCATATAGCGTCCAATAGACCAAATCTGATAAGGATTAGTTACGAAGTCAATGTTATAAGGCTCTACTTCTCCGTGATAATTTGAAATAGAGTTTCCGTCACTCCAACAGTAAACCTGGTTTTTATCATAACCATCATTCTCATCAGAGAAAGAAATGAATAAACCAGCTGGCTGCTTTTCATAAGAGAAAACATTAGATGAAGAAATACAGTTCTGGGCACTGATAACACCCTTGACATAATCACAAGGGCGGTCCATAACAATCTTAATCTTTCCAGTTTCATCAACGCACCATAATGCTCTTCCTGCAACAGCAAGTTTTTCAAGGAGTCCTTCCAGCTTAATTCCGGCACAGACATAACCGTTTGCTTCCATTCGCAAAGGAACTTCATCACCCTTTAAGTATTGAACTCCATTATAAACAGTGTCTGAGTTGAATGTGGTTCCATCTTTTAATGCTGCGGTTTTTTCTGCCCAATCACCAATTGTAAGAATGTTTACTTCATCATATCCAAGAGCAACCGTTCCATTCTGTGGACCAACACAAGCCAACATAAATCCAGAAGCAACCGAGTTATTATTGAAGATACTTGAAGCTGGCGTAAGAATTGTACAAGGTCTGCCATTATGAGTTCCAACATTGTTGAACACAATGGCTTTAATAACATCTTCAAAAGTAGAACCGGCATCTTCCTGATACCATGAATAACCTTCCTGTCTACCTTCTTCATATTGTGCTTTTGTAATTTCTCGTTCTATTGCGTCATCGCTTCTGTTTACTTTATTATTATGCTCATCATAATAACCATAATATTTAATCTTCTTAGTTACTCCCTCAGGGAGCATCTTTTTCTGTGCTGAATCCCAATATGGAGAAAAACTTTCAGCTACACAGTTTACTTTTTTGAGCTGATTAATAATATAGCCACTTGCATCAGCTTTCGCTTTGATAGCAACAAGAGTAAACTTTCTCATATCTCTTTCTGAAAGAGGTCTGATAGGAACTAAAGTATCATTAATTCTAAGTTCCTGTTCATCAAAAGTTTCTGTGACTATAGATATAACTTTTGTCAAATCAGAGTAACTTCTCATTCCTTCGTCATCAGGAAGTCCATCTGTGGAAATCTGATTCATGTAGTTTGGAGAAACACGAATTACACGAATCTCAATCATCTTTGAAGGGTTTGTATCTGCAATTACTTGTTTACACTGTTCTTGAGTAAGAGTAATTGTTTTTGAAAGTCTAATTTCAGAGATATGGTCTTCACCACTATAATTACCAAAATTGCACAAATCCTTTCCAAGCCATCCCTGGTAAATATCTTCAAGAGTATGACCAGAAAGGTCATTTCCAAGATGTGCAGATTTATCAGCGGCAGCTTTTTCGTTTGTGAATGTTTCCATATTCCCAAAGCTGATATTATTCCACTGATCATAATCATAACCATTTGAATTTGATGAAGCATTGCTTGTGCTGACAATTCTCCACTGAATTGCCATCCACAATGGGATTGTGCCATAAATTGTATCAGTAATAGAAGTACTGCCAGATGTAGTTGTTTTTGTATAACTTGCATAAAGTCCAGAAGGAAACTGGATGTTTACGGTAAACTTTCTTGGACATGGAGTAGTAAAGAACACACCGTTTGTTCTGAACTTACTTGGGAACTGTGCTCCCTTATAAGAAACTGGAATATTTTCATTAAGCTGCTTATCAGCAATATAAAGAACATTTGCATTAATAGACTGATCATCAGCAGCGTATTCATAAAGAGTTCCATAATCAACTGCAGCATTTGGATTTTGCTGAATAATTTCAAGAGAAATATCATTATGCTTCCAGTAATCAAGAATATCTCCGTCATCAGTTTTTTGAGTAGAATATCCACGAAGAAGACCATTGATAATGGTGTCGTGAGAGATTTGTTCTCCTTCTGAATTTATCATATCACGGTTGTAAGCCAACCAAAAATCTCCAAGTTTGAAGTCAGTCAACTTCATTGGAGCATAACCCACAACTAAAAGGGTTCTTATATAAGCGTCTTCACCATCAGTTCCAGAATATGTAGTTACAGGGTCTCCAATTACACGAGGGGTGACTAAATGTTTTCCAATAACAAATGGGAAATTATCATTTAAGACAGAAGTGTTTTCAGCACCTCTTACATCAGGACTTGAAGCACCTTCTTTAGCACCATTAAGTTTATTGGTTTTGTTATCAATGTTTTGGTTCTTCATGTCTATGAAAGTTCCAATTGCATATCCCAAACCAACACAAGATGCGAATACGCTTAATGCCTGAATAATAATTGGAGCAGTAGCACCGCCAGTGTAAATCATAATACCGACAGCGATAACACCAACAATTGCACCAAGAACTGCTCCGATAACAGAACCAGAACCACTTTTACCACCACTACTACTAGCAGGAGTGAAAAAAACAGATACTAAATCATGTTCTTGAGGTATATAATCTTTATCAACACTTTGTCCATTAGCTACAATTATAATAGAAGAACTATCTTCTTCGTCTTCAATTGGAGCATAAAAAGTCTTACCTGTTTCTGAGTCATAACATTCAACCAGAGTATCTTTATAAAAATCAACATTAAGATTTTCTTCAATTTGTTCAACAAGAGGTTTATCTGGATTATATTCGAAAGTACTAAATTTATTTTCAAAGACGTTGTTATATACTTTTATTTCCATGTGTACACCTCTATCTTTTCCTGGTTATAATTCAAATTACTTATATGAACACCCTCTCGATTACACTGAATGTAATCTCCGTCCTTTAAGTAAACTGCCGTATGATATATTCTTCCTTTCTTAAAAAAAACAATTACATCTCCAAATACCGGATTTTCAGTTTTCTCCATGCCGGTCATTTCTGAAGAAAAATCTACGTTATGAGGATCAAACTCCCATTCATCACATTTAGAAAGTCTCGTGTACAAATCTGGCATTGTATGACCGAGACGTTTTTCAACTTCAATGACAAGACCATAGCAGTCATAAGCGTCCGGACCTCTTCCATGAGCTTTATATGATTTTCCAAGTAAGTCTGTTGTATCAAGTAACATAACCTACCCCTTAGTCGCAGGTACTCTATCTGGAGTAGCAACGTCATAAGGAATGCTTTGAGAAAGGTCCTTACCAAACGTGAGATTAAAATTAGCTGTCGTTTTATTACTTGATGCGGAAGACATCTTAAATGGTGTAGAATTAAGTTCTGCAAATTTATAAATAAACTTACCGGTAGTTCCGTCTTTTTGAGTCTTTGCAAATAAAGAGACGATCTTTACATCAGATGGGATTTTAATAATTCGCAAAAGTTTCTTTACTCTTGAATCAAGAGCTGTAATTGACAAACTCGCAGCTCCAACTTTCTTTCCATCCACTTCTGGTGAAGTAAATTCAAAAGCACAAGGGAGATATGTTTTTCCTTTATAAATAACTTTTGATTCATCTGCAATCAAACGAAGATAACAATTTTCCTGCCCATAAGCTGCGATTTCATCTGCAGACCATGTAATATCTGGATTATAAATCTCCATTAAAATTGGAAGGTATCCATCAACATCCTGTTTCCAAAGTTCTGTAAGAGTTACTACATCTACCATTTTCTACTCCTACAGATACGCAGTATAAGTTCCTTCAGGAACAATTAATCCGGCGTAATCTAATGCAAATGTTATTGGTGTGTTGTGACCAGTCTCAACTTCTGGATAATAAATTCTTGCAGTTTTGCTGCCGTCATAACAGAATCCAGTCATTTCTGTCTGAACGTTATCAATATACAAAGTAAACATCTGTGCAACTGGAGCCGTGTCACTTACTTCAACAAACATTACATCACAATACGTTGGAGTTGCGACAAGACCGGCAATTTCGGGTAAGGTCTGTTCAATTTCAACTACCCCACCATAAACAGACTCCCATGTCATATCTACTTCAATACATTCACCACTTTTGCTTCCGTTTACTGCAGAAGTGATTTTATAATATTCAACTGTAGTATTGTTTGCCTGTTCATCTACAATTACAATACCTGTGTTCTGAGAATAAAGAAGACGAGGGAATTCAAATGGAACTGAACCATACTTATGTTTATACTTATACCATTCTGTAAATAACTGGAACTCAGTTTTTCCTGTATGTATATCCTGACCAGGAATTATCTGACCGTGAGCATCATATCTATGAAGAACAACTTCATTAACCCAATCAAAAACCATTTTGACTGGATATTTATCTGGACAGAAAGCACCTCTTTTTCTTGAACGTTTGAGACCATTCTCAAGTTCGTCATTCTTAAGAGCATCTTCTCCAAAAGTAAATGAGGTTGAATCAAGTATGGTTCGGTTTACGCCAGTAGCCCAACCGATATAAGTTTGTACTGCCATACCAAGAAGATACAGCAATAAAAACTTAAGATTAAAAGACCTACATTATTGCTTGTTTACCACTCATGCGGAAATCTCTTGAAGCAAATGCATCATCACTTCTTGAAGAAGCAATGTATCCACCGGCAACCTCTTCGATCATTGTTATGATATCAATTGAGCCATCTGCGTTAATCTGCTGCTGTTGAGATACTTTTGCATTTGTATTGTTTACAACATTGCAATTAATTACAGGCTGAACAGTAACGTTTCCACCGCCTACTAACTGCTGAGGTGTTTTTGTAGCAATCAAATAATCTTTAGGGTCTGTAGTAACTACATCTCCTTTTGGAGTAAGAATAGCATCATGTACAGACTTATATGCAAACGCTTTGTTTGTTCCAAGTGCAGTCTGGTGTCTAAGGTTGTTTTCGTAATAAAGAGCATCAGTACGAGCCTGCTCAAGAAGTTTCTGGAGGTCAGATTTAAGACTTTCCAATTTCTCAGACTCTTTATTAGTCTTGTCTTTCTGATTATCTTCTTCAGCAAGAGCACCACCAAGACCTTGGGCAAAACCACCGGCAGCGGCGAGTGCAAGACCGGCACCAATAAGACCCCAGTTCTCCTGTTCAGCACCCATAGCAACAAGCTTGAAACCTGCCTCTGCCATTGCAGTACCAACATTCTGCAACTGCTGTGCTGCAAGTGCTTTCATGTTATTCTGAAGGTCTTGAGTAGTTAAATCCCAGAACTCTGTTGCATCACCAGCTTTCAAAAGATTCTTCCCTAAAGTTTCAGTTGTCTTTGTTAGCGAGTCATCGGTAAATGATTTAGCAGCACTTAAAGCGGTAGCACCAAGATTTTTCATTTCATCTGTTACAGCTTTAAGGTCTTCTTTCCATGCAATAGTAGCTTTATCAGCATCAGAAAGCATTTCAAGTATTTCATCATCTGTTTTACCAGCTATATCTTCCTTTGAAAGGCTTGTCATTCCAGATTTTGCTGCATTTACATACAAGTCTTCCATATCGTATTGCTTATTAATATCGAAGACGTTCTTAAGAGACCAGTTCTTAAATCCACGAGTTCCTTCGTACATATCAGGTGTAAGTTGTCTTGTTTCATTTCCGCTAATGCGATTTAGAGCTTGTAAAACTGCAGAATCTCTTTGAGTTGAATTAGTTAAATTTAATATACTATTCGTATCAGTATTTGAAGTTAATTTACTCAAATTATTGTCCATTGCCTTAAACGATTCATTTACAGCATCGACATAAATTTTCAAATCATCTAATTCTGTTTTAAGAAGATTTATTCGAGACTTTCTTTCGTCATAATCGTCTATTGCAGAAGGTGTTGTCCTGATACTTTCTTTTGTGTCAGCAATTTCTTGCTCAATCTGTTTAATTCTGTCTTGAGCAAATAAGCTTCTAATAAGAATATCTTCATTACTAGAAGAAGAAATGGAACTAAAACTTTTTGAAGTTTTTAACTGTGTTAATTGTGAGTCTAGATATGTTTGTACATAATCCGGGTTTTGCAATGCTAAAGCAGCGTTTCTATTAAATCCATTAAGTTGCGTATAACGTTGCATATATGCGTTTGGTGCAATTTGATTATACAAAGAATTTAATAATTTATTATTCAACTCAGCTGCTGTTGCTTCATGAATTTCTTCTCTAAGTCTTGGTAATTCACCTTTAATAAATTCATAAAGATTGCCAGTAAGAATTATTTCTTCTTCCTGGAGTTTGTTACCCTGTTCATCAACAAACTCTGCACCATTAAAGAATGCTGTTTTACCACTTGCAGTTCTAAGACCCTCACCAAATGCATTGACCAACTGATCACCGGCATCCATAGAAAGTTTTTCAAGAGTCTTTGTGCTTACTGTTTTCTGATTTTTAAGGTCTTGAGATTCTGCCTCTGTATAACCTGCGGCAATAAGTTTTTCATAAACATCAAGTTCCTGCTCAAGTCCATTTTTATAAGCAGTAATAACTTCTGTTGAAGCTGATAACTGAGTAGCAAAATCTTTAATTGCTTTTTTAGTTGCTTGCCAGTCTACTTGATATGTAGCCCCAGTGTCACCACGAAGTTGTTTAGCGACTCCACCGGTTTTTACAAGACTCATTGCTGAATCAATTCCCATAGACTTCATGGTTGCAGAAAGAACACTTGAAGCCATATTGCGAATAGCCATATCATCACGATAATTGCCAAGAGTTTGCAAAGTACCTGTCATTCCCTGTGTAGAAAGACCGGTAGAGGATGAAAGTATACGTTTCCAAAGAGGAACAAAATCATATCTGCCTTTAGCAATGTCTTCAGGATTTCCATTTAACCCCTCAGACCCTTGCTTATATCTGAATGTACTAGCCATTATAGCTTTGTACATATTTTGATATTCCTGCTGTTTCGTTCCACTTGATGAATTTGCAAGTTCTTCTAACAATCCTAATTGAGACTCAAGCATCTTATTAAAATTCTCAAAGAAGCTTTTGTTGTCACCGGTGAGATCATAAGACTTCATCATTGCTTCAATTTCAGATGCAGCCTGATAGCTTCCCATCTTACTAAGTTCATTTACAACGTCATCAGACACTTTACTCCACTGTTCAGAAAGAATCTTTCTGTCTTCTGACATTTTTAAATCAGATTTTCCTTTTACTACAGTTAATTTTTCACCTTCATCGAGAACACGCTTTTCTTCATCAAGATATTTTACAAATTTGTCATAAGACATTTTTGTAATATCAATATTACCATTCTTATCTGCATAAGACAGTAATTCTTTTAATACTTCTTTAGCTTCCTTTAAAGTTTTTATATGTTCTTCTTCTTGTTTCTGTTTATATTCATCGCTATTAGTAGCAAGACTGTATAACTCTTCAAAAGAACTTTGATAAGAAGTTCCTTTTCCAGCTGCAGATGCAGACCTATCATACTGTAACTGCTGAGCATTAATGATATTGGTCTCTCTATGAGCAATTGTTTCTTCTTCTGTAACCTTTGAAGCATCGCTTAAAGCCTCAACCATCGCTGTCATTGCTTCAAGTATTGCCTCTGTTTCTTTTGATGTTGTAGATACAAGAAAATCTAAATCAAGTCCAAATCTTTCTGCAACTTCTCTCATTGCTACAACTTGTTTATCTGTATTAGTATTTGCTGTTCCGCCGTCCAGTGCATTTGGAGATAAATTATACTTAAAACGGTTCCAACCACTTGTAAAGAATCTTACGGCTTCCTCAAGCTCTTGTGCCTGTTTTAAATCTGTCATACCAAAACGCTCAACAGCATCATTATGACCTTTCATTTTAGCTTCATAAGACTTGTTGTAGATATTTCGTTCTATATCAACATCTCTTAAACCTGTCTGAGAACTGTATGCAAGCCCAACAATACTTGCCATAATCTTATTATCTTTAAACTGAGACATAAGGTCTGACAATTCTGTAATTCGACTTTCTCTCTGTGCAATAGTACGAACATCTGCCTCAATATTTTTTGTACTTACATTATCATGTAACCACTGATATATATTTTCTGCAGAGGTGACAAGAGTATTAGCAATGGAATCACCTCCTGTTTGAGTACCAATACCTGTTATACTTTCTCCTATAGCAGAAAAAGCAAGTTGCTTTGCATCTGCCAAGTTCTGTAATCTTGCCTTAAGAGTCTTTGCACCTTTTTCTGTTGCATTTTCAAAGATACCATTAATACCAGTAAGGTCCTTAAAAACTTTTTCAATAATATCTGAAGTTACTTTTCCATCAGAAATCATCTTGCGAAGTTCCTGCTGAGAAACTTTAAGTTCTTTAGATACAGCCTCAAAGATCGGAATACCTGCATAAGCAAACTGACGCATATCAAGCATAGAGGCTTTTCCAATGGAAACAATCTGAGCATAGTTATTGGCAATACGCTTCATCTTCTCCATATTACCGCCGGCTGTATCTCCAAGCATCTTAAGAGTATCCATTAAATCAGAAGCGTAAACACCAGACTGCTTTAAGAGAACAGCCAACTCTGATGTCTGTTGAACACCAAATGGAGAATGAACTGCATATTCAGAAATCTGTCCAAACATTGAATCTGCTTGAGTTTGGTTTGAGAAAACGACACCTAACTGTGTTTTTATTGCTTCAATCTCTGCATAGGCTTGAACAGCTTCTTTTCCCAAATCAGAAATGCCTTTAACAAGGTTTGCAACTGCAGCCGCAGCACCTGCAACTGGAGATTTTACAAATGTTCCCAATGAATCAAGAACAATACCCAATAATCTTCCACCTGTTCCAAATGATGATGCTGTTGATCCTAACGAACTTAAAGCACGTCCAGACTGATATCTTACACTATGTAATAAACCGCCTGTAGCAAATAATTCTGGATGCTGTGAACGATAAAGACGATAACCTCTGTTTTCATTGTCAACTCTATTACGTCTTTCATAATCCTTTTGAAGTGTATTTGCTCTCTGTTGATTTATTGCATTTCTCTCAATAGCTCTCTGATTTTTTGCAATCTGATTTTCAGTCATTGCACGAGACTTAGATTTTTCTGTTATTTTTTGTTCATACGCACGTCGAGCAGAGACAAGTTTCATAATATTCTGATAATCTCTTGTCACCTGTTCTTCTAACTGAAGCTGCTTTTTCTTCTCGATCTCAATAGACCTCCATGCCGTCCTTGCAGCTTTATAATCTATTGTACCCTCTGAAATATTTGATGAATATCCAGTTTCTTTTGCATGTATTGTTCTAAAGACATTTGTGTATTGTTTTTTCTCTCTTTTTGAATAAATAGCAGAAGAAATATTTGTCATCTGTGGAGACATTCTTGCAAGAGTAGACCAATTCTTTATTACTTTTTCAGCACTTTCGTTTGCTAAATCAGCATACTTCTTAATCTCCTTCATATCTTCGGTAACCATTTTTGAAGCTTGCTTCAAATAATTACCACCATGAAGTTCAAAGTAAATCTGATTAATCATTTTTGTTGTCTGAGAATTGTTTGTGTCGCTCATACATGCCTCCTGTATACAAAACTCCGCCTCACGAAGCGGAGTTTATATCAGAACTTTATTTTCTTTTTTATTATGATGTTTTCTTTTTCATAAAGTTTGATGTCTTTAAAGAAAATTCTATGTTGTTCATTTTTATAAAAGGTGCATTTAAGTAAAATTCTTTTACTAAATCTTCTGAAAATTCAACATCCTTACCGTCTTTCTGTAAAACAGCTCCATTTGCGGCTCTCATCCCTTTTGTTAAAGAAGCTACTCGTTCTGCATCGATTTCCTGAAGTTTTTTCTCTCGTTCTTCTTCTGAAATATCTTTATCATTCTGGAGTTCATCGACAAGACCATCATAATATTCCATATTCTTTACAGCTTCATCAGTATGAATTCCAATAAGTAAAAACTCCAATCCGCATGGTTCACCGTCAATCACCGGTTCATGCCAAACTCCTTTTTTCTCATTTTCTTCTGTATAAAAATCTTCAATATTTATTGTCTTTATCATATCTTCTCCTATTTATTCTCTTTCATTTCTGAAATAGTATTTACTGCCCAGGCTTTCATTTTGAACAGCATTTTTTTATCCTCTACAGTAAGAGGAACTTTCATACATTCTACATAGTCATTGACTGTTCTGAATGTAAAAATTATGTTACCACCGAAATCGTATTCACAACCTCGCCAAATTTCCATAAAATGCCGAAAAATCCATGAGTATTCAGGAGGTATAGGAACATCTCGAAGTTTCTTCCACTTCTCATCTTTTTCCCCCAGTTCAAAAAAGAACTTTTCTCCTCTTTTGCGGTCTTTTTTTGGACCACTTCGTAACTCTATGAGATGTTCTCGTTCATCTACGTTCCTTACATATTCAGTCTTGTCAACCTTTTTCCCGTTATCAACAACTTTCTTTGTGACCGGATGTGAATGATAAAGGAAGAAATAACGCTCAACAGCTTCTTTTAAGCGTTTTTCTCCCTTTTGATAAAATTTGCGGTGTCCATCACAAATTTGACAACTTCGTTTTTAATCAAAGGTGACTTAAGGAAAATCTGCTGTACGAGTTCTGGTGTATATTCAATTTTTTTACCACCAAAATCTACTTCATATCCTTCTACAACACGCATGCTCTTTACAAACTCAGCAACACGTTTTGCATCCATTTCCTTTCCTTTTTTTGCTTTCTCTACTGGGTCTTTTAAATCCTCGAGTTCAGCAACTTTTTTCTCGTAGCGTTCTGTAGCTGCGATGTTTTCATCGGTATCTTTACCGGTTACAAGAAATTCAAGCCCACAAGGTGTTCCCTTAATTCTTGGCTCAAACCAGATTCCCGAAACTTCGTTATCTGCAGTAAAGAAGTCCTCGATGTTAATTTTTTTCATTCTATGGTCTCCATAAAAAAATAGTCAGCCAGACATACGTCCGACTGACTATATATTAGACTCAGAAAAATCCTAGATTAAACTAAGCCTCTGTTGTGCAGTTTACAGAAGAAGATGTTCCAAGAAGAACTGCGTCTGTGAGTGTCTTGTATGGCACTGCAGTAATCTTGTACTGATGATCTGCTGTAAGAGGTGCAGTAGTTGTAAAGGTTTCAGTTGCCTTAACAACATCGTCTGTCTCAACCAGGGTATCACCGTCGTATACGCTTACACGCACACCGTCAAGGTCTGATGTTGGGTCAGTCCAAGTAGCAGTAATAACCTGTCCGCTTGCTGTTGCAGCAAGACTAGAAACAGAACCAAGAGTGATATCTGAAGTCTGGAAGGTCTTTGAAACCTTTGTAGACTTGTTACCATTCTTATCAACTGCAATGAGGTCAACAATGTATGTTGCACCAACTGAAAGTCCAGTTGCTGTGTAACTCTGTTCACCCTGTGGAACACTTGCAGAAATAACTGAAGCACCTGTGTTATCCTGTACATCAACAAGAACGTGATCAGCATCTGTAGATGCAGAGTCTGTCCAAGTGAATGTTGCTTTCTTAGCCTTGACTGTGATAGCAACGTTTGTAACAGGGTCTGGAGCTTCTGATTCAGTATATGCAAATGACATCTTCTTTGTTTCGCCGTTGAGAGTTACTTCAATTTCACGAAGAACACCATTTGTTACTGTAGAGAAAGCAGCTTCAGTAACATGAATCAAACCGTAATCATCAACTGTTGCGGTATTGATTGTCTGTTCTGCAATTACATTTCCGTTTTCGTCTTTCAACGAATCAAGAATTGTAATTTTTCCAGTGATGTCAGAATCAATAACTGCAGCATTTGGAGTAACTACCAATTCACCTGGGTCTGTCCAAGTTGTTGTGTCAGCGATAAATTCAATATCACGAACTTTTGGAAGAGCTACACGGAAGATACGAAGTGCTCGCTCTCCGAATGAATTCCAAGGTTCGCTCTGGTCGAATGTATCTGCTCCATTTGCCTGGAGATTCTGATCGCCAATCTTTGTCTGGAAAATCTGGAAGAGGTAAATGAAGTCTGGGTCCACTTCCTTGTTCTGGAACTGGAAGATAATTTCATTTGTCTCATCGTCGATACCTGAGTTGTACAGCTCATCTGACTCACCTGCAACGAGGTAAGTTGTAAGATCACCTGTAACATCAAGTGACAAAGGCTGAGTTGAAATAGCATCTTTTACAAAGATTGCATATTTCTTTTCAAGACCATTGTTCAATTCAAGAGTAAGGTTTGTGGCAAAAGTAATGTTCTTACCATTAATCCACAAGTCACCTTCACGAGATGTGAACTGGTCTGTGTCTGTTGACTTCACTGGAAGATTCTCAATGAATGAGTTTCCTGTAGTAACGCCGTCTTCAAATCTGTCTGAATCCTCGCCTCCGAAGTAAGCACGAGCAACGTCCTCAGTCATAATCTTTGGATTGTTGTTCCCCATCATACCGAATGAACCGGTTACGATGGCACCAATCTGTACAGAAAGTGAGAGTGTGTTTACTGCAATGTGCTTGAACTCCTGATACAAGTCTTCACCATCAACACCACCGAATTTCTTCAGTAATGAATATTTGATGTCGGCTGAACCACAAGTCAATTCATGAACAATACAACCAGCAGGTACTTTGAGCATACCATCTTCATGTCCAAGAGCACCATCGTTGATAAGTCTTCGGGCACCGAAGTTCTTATCGTGATTATACTCTTTCTCTTCTGGGTCTACACAGCGAGTCAAGAAGAAGCCAGGATTGAAAGCGGTGTGATCAAGATTGATTGCAGAGTCAGTATCAGAACTCCATCTCTTCCAGTTGTTACGGAGAGCAGCTTCAAGCAAATCATCAAAAGTTGTTGGAGAAAGTTCCAAGTCGTGTGAACCCTCTGCAGAAGAGTTACCTCTACGAGGAGCCGACTTAGTACGTCCTTTACGCAACTCATTTGACTCGATTGTTTCAGTTGTACCTGAAATGCTGTTTCCAGTAGAACGTGAAAGAAGAGGGAATTTATACAGACCGTCACGAGTTTTCAGCTTGCTGAAATTAACTGATTTCTTGTCAGTAACTTCTCTTGTGTAGATAATGTCACTGTCAGCACCAGTTTTCAGATTGTGCTGTATGTTTTCCTTATCAATCATATCATTCTCCTATTTTAGTTTGCCAGGTTCGCATACCACGAAACTGATATCGGGATAGCGTAGTAATCTCCGTTGTCGATTGCAGACGATTTACCGACTCCTGTGATGTGTACTCTATCCTTGATAACGCCGCGTTTCATCACTTCTGCAATGCTCGCATAAGCGTTGTCTACATAATCTTTTACCCCGTACTGGGGTGTTATTGTTCTTATAGTCTTAAGAACACATATGTTTATTTGAAATACGCCACTCCACTCATTCATAGCAGAGCGACCAATTTCCACCATTAAAGGTTGAGCTGGCAAAAAATGCAGCTCATACCAACATCCATTAGCAGGTCTATTAAATGCTTCGAACTCATAATTGATGTCAGACTTGTCCGATAAAAACAGTGAAGTTCCATCCTCTTGAGTGGCTGATTCAAAGAGTTCTACTAATACATCATTAACATAACTTTGAACCATTACCTTTCTCCTATATAGCGTTTAATATCGCCATAACTGATTTTCTTCTTTTTCATCAATTTCCAAAAATCTTCAAGGTCCTTATCACTTGGAACTTTTGCTAATTTGGTTCGCTTTGTAAGTCCATTACCTTTATATCTTTTAGCCAAATTGGTTTTTACATTTCTGGCTGACTCTCTTTGCAACTCCATTAATGAAATACGGTACATACCTACGGGGGCCTGTACAGAATGTTCGTTTTCAACACCGTGTTCGTACTTTTTTCCTTCTTTAATCTCACTTTTATTTTTCCAGTTCCATCCACCACCAAATTCAAGAACCTGATAATGTGGGTTATTATTCTTGATATACAAACCTTCAAGTGTTTCTAATGCAATCTCTGCATTTTTCTTTGCGAGTCTTGGTGCAAAAGTACTTTTAAATTTCTTTTTAATAGCTTCAATCGCAGTTTTATCATTAACCACATCAAAGTACTTTTTTGGAAAATCCTGTGCACTTACTTCTACCTCTCCATCTGTAATAAACCAATCATATCTACACTGTGAATGGTATCCTTTGTCTGGAATATGTACCTTTTTAATCATCTTTCCAGTTTTTTCGCTTTCAACATAATATGTATACTTTTCATCAAGAGGAGTTCGAGCTACAACTCTCTGGAAAAATGTTGCAAATATAGAAAGTCTCTGATCAATTACAGATATGTAATTTGAGCCAGTGCTGTTCATTTCTGCAACGTTTTTCAATGCTACCATTGCGGCGTTATTTTCTATTTGTTTTTCAAAAATCTCTCCATACAAAATACCTTGTCTTGGAGTCCAAGTTCTTGTAGGAGTTTTTACAATTACTTTAACCATTTCCGCCTCTCCTACAATGACAGGTGAATATTATTTTTGTCACATTACTTGGACTGGTATCTCCAGAATCAAGTACATTAAACTTTTCACCTTCAATTTCGATTACATCTGTATTCTCAATTGGCATAACATCGAAGATGCAGATAATTTTTGCATCACCAGCTTTAATGGTATTTGCATTCATTCCAATGGCTTCTGAACTATATCCGAGTTTTACACCAACGCCTTTATAAGTAGTAATATTCTTACCTTCTGCATGATAAAGAATACAATTCTTTGGATTACCAAATTTAGTGAGGAGCTTTCTTGCAACGGATTTCATGTTCTGTTCAAAACCCATTTATCCCCTCCAGATCGCTCTTGTACAAACCGAACCGCTGTCTCCTTTTTCTTTATACAAACCTTTAAGGAGTTTGTTCAGAATGTCATATATGGTTGTATAATCAACAGCTTCAAGGTTTGTTTCATTCTGCTGATTATTGAAATATTCAACTTCAAGAGTATCTACTTTCTGTTTCTTAATTGCTCCGTTTTCATCTTTTGTAGTAAACAGAGTTTCTGCATCAGTAGTAGAGTTTAAGAAAGCCGCTTCAAGACAAGCCTTCTTAAGTTTTTCAGGAATACCGTGGATTAAATACTGGTCATCATCGTACAAATCAAGTCTTGGGAATGAAAGAGCCTGGCTTGAGGTTCCTTTTCTTCCACGCCAGTTATAAAAATTATCAATAAATTCTGTACCACGAATAATAAATACTTTCTGCTGTGTTTCAGAAAGTGACTGCCAACTCGTATAGCCCTTCATTGTGCAATACTCAAGTGCATAATCAAGGTCACAGTACGAGTTAGCGTTTGGGAGTCCAGAGCCATTTTCAACAATCAAATTGACATCTGGGAGATTGTCATTAACAACTTCTTCTGTAACTACTTCTTCTACAACCTCGGCTGCAGATGTTGTTGTCTGAGAAGTTGGAGTTGTATTTGTATTGCTTCCTAATGGCATAAAGGTCTCCTATTTCTTAAAGGTCTTTTCTACCTTTTCTTCTTTCTTTGGTTCAGCCTTTACTTCTTCCTTTACAGGTTCTGCTTTTGGCTCAACTTTAGGTTCTGTTTTAGGTTCGTCTTTCTTAGGCTCTTCCTTTTTTGGTTCGTCCTTTTTAGGCTCTTCCTTTTCAGCTCCCTTATCTGCAAGCTTCCATCCGAGCTTCTTCAAATCAGCAACAAGAGCTTCATCGAACATTCCCTCAGTATTTCCGCCTGCAACTCTTGGTTCATTGCGAACCATTTTTACAAGTGCCATATTGGTCTCCTTAAGCCAAGACCGTACCCAACCCATAAGATTAGATACGGTCTTGTTTCTGTTAGCCGAGCAAAGTAGCAATCCAAGCTGGATTAACTGCCTTAACACCCCAAACTGCAGATACCTGGTACTGGATAGTACGCATACCCTTAACCAGAGCAACTTCGTAAACGATTCCAGAATATGGATCAGTTACGAGTTCACGAGAAAGCATATCTCCCTCGTTTGGTGCCTTTGGAGGGCGGATTGCAAGTGCAATTGCTGACTTGTGGAGAGCAATTGATGGAGTATAAGAATCACCAAGAGTGATTGCAGTGTCGTTTGCAAGTGTCTTGCGAAGACCTGGTTCACCGATTGTGATTGAGTCTGCTGTGCTTGCGTTTACAACGTACTTGTTTGTATCACCAGCAAATGTTACAACGTCACCGTTGTTGAATGAGCCAGAGCCAGTGTCAATTGTAATGTCACGAGCACCAGCTTCAAGAGCTGCTGTGAGGTCTGTTGAGTAACCTGTAGCAGCACCCTTTACATGCTGTTCAAGCTGTGCACTTGAACGAACATTGAAGCCATAAACTGGCATAATGATACCGCTGCGGAGCATTTCTGCAGAACCAGCTTCGTTAACCTTGATGAGGTTAGCCTGGTTTGTCAGAAGGCTTGTTTCTGCTTCAGAAGAAAGAACGATTGTACGTCCAGAAGCAGGTGCCTTGTTAAGGTCAAGGATACCCTTCATGTTTGCAAGATCGCCCATCTTTGAGCCATCAGCAAATGGTGCTGTTCCGGCTGTACCATATGCACGAGAAGCGGCAGCAACAGCTTCCTGTGCTACAGACTTTTCAATTGCATCACGAATCTGTCCGAAAGCATCAGCAAACTGCTGAGCAAGAACAGTACCCCAAGCACCAGAGTTAAGCATTGCTTTCTGGTCTTCACCATTCCAGTCGATTGGAACTGTCTTAGCATACTGGAGTTCCATGTTGATAGAATCAACATCTGAACCAGCAGCGTTAGGGAAGTTGAATCCAACTGGAGTATCAATCATGGCACCTGCTTTTCCGATAGGTACCTTGATAACGTCACCTTTTGCAGCAACTTCTGCTCCGGTGTTTGTATTTACTGCTTTGAGGAAACCAAATGGAAGATATCCAGTTTCTCTCAAACCAAGCATGATGTCTTTACGACAAGAATTAAGATTCTGATTTGAAGGCATAGTGTTTTCTCCTATGATATATTTCAGACCTAAATAATCTGACCGTCATCAATGTCGAAGTTCATTCGATCAGTTGGTGACAGGGCATCGTATTCAGCTCTGGTTAATCTCTTGCCACCACCTGTAGCACCGCCGGAACCGTCTGCTCCTCCGCCGCTGTTACCAGACTTAAGCAAGTTTTTACCAACTTCAGTGTCCAGGAACTTATCAAGTGCCTGACGCATATCCAATGAATCTTTATTTACAAGAGTTTCGCTTCCATCTGGCATCTTCAAACGGCGGAATTTTTCGCCATGTTCACCAGTGATAAACGACTGAGCCATTTCACGCCCACCACCAAGCCACTGTTTATCTGCAGCCACTTTGTTGAATTCTGCGAGTACATCTCTTTCGAGTACTCCCGATTCAAGTAACTTAATTCTTTCGTCTTTTTCAGCAAGACTCTTATTGAGTTCAGAAAGACTTTTTGCATATCTGTCCTCAAGCTCTTTCTTGTTGTTTTCGAACGCTTTTTTAAGTTCTTCCGGCTGATTAGCCGCCAACTGTTCTTCAAGGGTTTTCATTTTTGCTGAGTTCTCATCAAAAGAAGTCTGAAGTGTTGCCAACTTACCAGAAAGAGCATCTTTTTCCTCTTTCATTTTGGCAGAATTGATTTTCAGCCCTTTGATTTCGTCCTCATGAAAACTGACAACCTGTTTTGTCAAAGCTGCAAACTTTTCTTCATCGAATCCTTCTGGTTTGAATGAAGCCAACTTGTTCTGAAATTCAGCTAAACGCTGTTCATCTGTGAGATTTGTATCTGGCATATTTGCTCCTGCAAATAAATAAATAATTGAACCGCCTCGTCTGAGGGAGAAACATCTGTTTCTATCGTTCTAAGAGCAAATATAAACTTGAAAAAAAATGAGATTAAAATGCGATTTATTTTTTCATATCTTTTAAAGGAGTAATTTTGCCATTATTTACGAATTGTTTAATTTTCATACCGTTTTCATATAGTTGAAAACGTTTTTTTCCGAGTATTTTGTATTTATTTTTATCTGACTGTCGTTCAAACCATTCTGAATAAGTAACTTTTGCTTCATCGTCTTCAACAAAGTCTGGTAACGGTATAATACGACATCTGCATCTATCATGTGGTGGATAAATCGGAATGTTTGTAACATCATCGTAAATCTGTCCGTCTAAAGAACCACATACAATACATGTGGAAGTATCAAGCATTGAGGACCATATATATCGCTTTATTGCATTTCTATTCTTGGTAAAAATAATTCGTTCGTACTGATTTCCAAGGGAAGAACCAAGAGTTTCGGCATCTGCTTCAAGATTATTATCAAAACTGTTTAATCTCGAGACATAATCACTTTGTAATTCCTTAAATGGAATACCTGTAACATATCCTTGAGTAATTTCAGAGTTATATATACTTCGAAGTCGATTAGCAATTAATACTCCAAATCCAATTGCAGCCCCAGCAGTAGCAATCGGAATAATAGCAAGTTTACTCAAAGCTTTAGCATTATCCATAAGTTTAATGTCAAAATATGGCTTCATATTTTTATTTAGCCATTTATTTTCATCTTCAATAATTTTGGGTAATTCAAGAGCAATAAAAGCAGCAATATCTTCTTCAAGTTCCAAAAGACGTTTATCAATCTCTTTCTTTAGCTCATTACAACGTGATTTAGTACCACATCTGCCATACTCTTCAAGAATGAGCTGACAATCGTCTTTTGCTTCGTCGGCAAGTCCTTTTATTTCATCATAAAAGTAATTACCGTACTCAACAGCTCCAATAGCGTGAGAAATTGTATTGTCGATGTATTTCTGCCACTGCTCTTTCTCACTGTCCGTCATTATTTACATCATCCTTGTCATCATCATTCGGTGAATACCAATCTTTTTGAGGAAGTTTTTTCTGGTCTCCGTTACGTTTGTACTGCTTGTATGCTTCATCAACTTCCATTGGAGAAAGTTTTGCAGCTTCAAGGTCAAGAAGATATACAAAGTCTTCATAAGCCATGTCTGGTTCCAGATAACCGCTTTGCTGCAACAGATAGTAAAGACAACGCAGCGGAAGTTTACCCTGAGAGAAGATGTTTGCAATAGAGTTGACTGCGTTAGCGTCGAATGCAAGATTAGAGAAGTCGCTATTAAGCTGAACACATACCTCTGCATCCTTATTTCCCATCCAGTCTGAAACAATCTGCAGAACCTGTGTAAATGAGTAAGACAGATTTTTTGCGTAAGTAGCAAGTTTAGCGTCTTCACCGGCCTTACGGATGTTCATGGCGTCCTTATTTTCTGCAGTTTTCTTCTCTGCAGCAATAATGTGAGAAGCAAGCATAATAATCTGAGATTCATCACGATTCAAAGCATGTTCAAGATGCTCGATACCTTCACCACTGAACGAACATACACCTACTCTTGCCTTTTCCTCTGGTAACTGCCAGAATACATCAGTACCAACGTAAACAGGAATTACTTCTTTTGTTTTTGGGTCTACTTCCGGCTCATGACCAGTAAAGTAGCCGGTTGGTCTTGAAGTAAGGTGAGCACCATTCTGATAGTCTGCAGTAACCTGATAATGATGAATATTCAGTTTTGCAATATCATACAAAATAGGTTTTACAGGTTTTGCAAATGGAAGCATTACAAAAGGAATAAAATCTATTGTCTGGCCATTTACCATAAATGGTTTCTTCGGACCAGGTGACAATCTTTCTATTCCATCATCTCCTTTTGCAAAAGAGTAAATCTGAATGTAATAAACGCCATTTTCAAGACTAAGTACACGATACTGCTCAGAGAGAGTGTGAGCAAACTGATTTTCACCCTTCTCTACCATTTCTTTAAGCACAACCAAGCTGAGTTTATTTACGCCGTTCACAAGTTTGTACTTCCAGTTAATAATTGACTCTGCCTTGTAATAAGTGAGATAAGGATGAATATTCTTCTTTTCTGCGACCGCTTTCGACATATTTGGGTCTACATTTGGAAGGTCTGGCAAAATACCACCAAAACCTGTAACAAGAGTGTCGTCCAAACAATCTGAAAAGAACTGGTCTGCAGAATTTCCCTGGTTATCAACATTATTCAGGAACTTTTTTCCCTTCATGTTTTTTGGAACGTCTATTTTAGCTGGTCGACTCTCAACCATTCCATGAAGACAGTCATGAATCTGTGCTGTATAATTCGCAAATATAGAACGCTCCTTAAATGCCTCATACTGTTTCTGCTCATATTTATCAAAACATTCATGAGCAGTCGAAGGACGAGGAAGATAATCTTCTCCGGCCTGTTTAATTGCGTCATCACCTTCCATAACGTCACGCATAATTTTCCACTGACGTTCTCGTTTTGTGTATTCTGGATGCTGAGTTTTTACTCCCAATGTTTCATTCATAAATTACTCCTTAAGCACCGTACATCCTTGGTCTGTAAAGCCGTCCTTTCTTAATTGGCAGCTTGTAACAGATTTCGTATGCCATAGCGTCTGTTATATGGTCGAAGCCCTGAGATTTATCAGGCTCTCCGTTTTCTTTGAATACAAATCCATTGAGTGAATCCGACAAATGCGGACATTTTTCTTTGCTTATATACACTTTTCGTGTTCCATCAGCACTGCACATTGCTGTATTTACCGTGTTCCACTTATCCTTACTTGCATAAGGAGCGTATGGAGCACATACGATAAATCCGTTATCACGCAAAATTGACATATCAGTTACACCAATTGGTGCTGACGGCTGATGTTTGTTTCCGGTAGGGTCTGGATAAACGTATACTGTTGCTTTCGGATATCGGGCCTTAATTTTGTCGCACATCTGCTGTGTATTTGAGAAACCAGATGTAACAATTTCATCAAAGAAGCTGATAATGTCATTTCCTTCCTTGTCTGTTGTAATATTAGAAATTGCTGCAGTCATTGGGCGAACATTGAAGTCCATTCCTACATGAATGTCACCCTCACCCCATCTTGGATCAATTTCTTTCAAATCATTTGCATCTTTGTCATAATCTTCGTAAACACGGTCTGCCATTGTCTCGAATGAGGCAAGGTATTCCTTGTTAAACTCTTTCTTACTAAGGGTTTTCTTTGCTCTTTCAATTTCTTTAGGGTCAACATTACCGCCGTCAAGAGTTGTATAATGGAATACGGCCCAATCAGGGTCTGAGCCGTCAATATATTCTGAATACTTTTTCCAGAACCAGTTATAACCGTCCGGAGATGAAATAAGCAGAGCTTTTCCTTCGCAGAATTTATCAGTAAGGGCCGGATAAATAGTCGTCCAGGCAGCTTCTTTTACGAACGCACACTCATCCATTACTAAAAGGTCAATCGAACTACCACGAAGTGAGTCTGGTTCTTCGCCGGAGAACACAGAAATGGTTGAACCGTTCTTAAAAGTTAGAACCATTCGCTGTTCATGTTTCTTCGCTATATATGCAGATGGAACATATTTCTCCTGTGTAAGAAATGCCTGCCACATAATTCGGCGAGCGTTATCAGCGGTATTCGCTATGTACCAGATGTTATATCCGCCCTTTGCTGTTGCTTCTTTTGAGGTTGCCATACGAAACATTTCCTCATAAGCAAGGAATGTTTTACCAAAACGTCGACCGGTACACGCCAATCTAAAACGTTTGTTACATAAAGCGATAGTTTGCTGTGCTTCCGAAAGTGTGTATTCTATTGTCATTTAGAACTCCATCTTTGGTTCGCCGTCTATTTCGACTACCACCTTATCTTCCGGTTCTTCATCAACAGGCAGCTCTTTAAGTGCCTTAATTTTCTGTGCGTCATTGGCATTAACTCTGAATACAACCTCTGGGAGTTCTTCTTTTTCATCATCAACAAGAACTGAAGGCTTTCCACCAACTCGTTCAAGAATAAGTTTTGCCATAATTGCACGATCTTTTACTGTTTCTGCGTACAAAGCATCATTTACAATTGAAGTTGCCAGACGCTGGGCATTAGTACGAATAACTCCCTCTTCGTCTTTACTCGTTGCGTTCATAACATCCATAAGAGCGTTGTCAAGAAAATGGCGGTCCACTTTCTTCATCTGAGAAACTTCATTTTTCTTTGGTGTGATATATCCCATAACTCAAAGATAGACTTAAAAAAAGTTGAGATTAAAAGAAACGTTTAAAGACAATTCAGTTTGTCTAAGACTTACAGAACTGAAAAATCATCAAAGGCTATAATTCGGATAGTTGGAGGACAAATGGATATTACTTTAAACACAAAAGACGCAGACTTTATCCTCAGATTTCTTAGAACAGACCTTGAAAGAATTAATGACAGTCTAAGCAAACTTAAAGATTCTAAGGATGAACTTCAGAAAACATGCGAAAAGTCAGACTTAAAGGACAGTCGCCTGGCACAGGTAATGATGTCTATTGCAGATGAAGTTGCCACAGAGACTACTGATGGTATGGAAGAAGTAAAAGGTGACTTACTTAGATGTATTGAACTTCTGACTGTTGGAAGTGAGGTTTCTGCATGAAATCTATTACATTAGGTGAGCTTACAACGAGATTACAGACACTTTGCCATGACGGTTGGGCCAATCACCCTGTTGGTGTAAAGGTTTTAGATGCACATTATAACATTAGTGATGTACTAAAAGTGTCTGTCGGTAAAAATGAAGAAATCTATTTTGTAATTGATACAGAGGTAAAGTGATGAAAATTGAAATGTGGGAACACCCAACGGAAGAAGACTGGATGAAAGCGAAAGTAAGAGCATTGGTTACAGCAGGAAAAAAAGCTGTAAATCCACCAGATTATGATTGGAAAGTAAAAATGCTCAGATGCAGACACTCTCCTATCCGTAAGTTACCGTTTGCTTTTTATATTGAAGACATGCCTTATTGGTTACACGTTGAACTTGTAAGACATCATGTTGGAATTGAAAAATATGTAAAAAGCCAGCGTGATGACCGTAACGACAATGAAATTTCAAGAGACAAAAAGCCACAGGACGCACCGGTAAATGTAATCATAGACCTTAATGCAGAAACGCTTATGACTTTAATGAATAAAAGACTTTGTGGAGCTGCGTCAGAGCGAATGCAAGAGACTATGTACACTATTCGTAAACTTGTAATTGAGACAAATCCAGAATTTGAAGAGTTTTTAGTACCAATGTGCAAGTATGTACATGAATGTAAGGAATTTAAATCTTGTGGCGGTAAAGCAGTCTGGTTTAACAGGATGGCTTATGGGGATTGAATTTACAGAAATACCGTTTGATATAGATCGACCTTTATTTTCCCAGTTAGGAAAAGGAAGAACTCGAAGTTGTGAGGAAAACAATGGAAAAAGAGAAAACAGAAACAAAAGAACAGTGTCATCACGGAAACGCAATGAGCGAAAAGGAACTCGCTGAATACGAAGCTGCTTTTCAAGAGATTGAAGAAAGCATTGGTCTTGTTATGGAAAACGGAGAAGACTTATGAAACAAGAAACTAAAGAACTTATAGACTGGATAAAAAAGCAAATAATGATTGCTGGTGGTTGTGTCACTGACGCATCTCTACCTTACTGGCAAGAAGACCGTAATAAAGCGTTTACTTTCCTCAACTCTCTTCCAGAGATTGAAAATAAACTTTGTTTTGGTGGTTATATCCAAGACAGAAACGGAACGCCGTGTTGTCATGGGGATAAAGTCAAATTTAAGTTTGTAGAAAAATGGTATGAGGAAAACTTTAAGGATAGATATACACTTATTATGGACGGTTTATTGCAACACTGCAAAGATACAAAATCCTTTTACATACAGTTTGGTCCATATCACGAAGGATGGGATTGGCTTGACTGGACTTGTTCAGAAGCCGGATGTGAGTGGTTTGAGAAGGTGGAAAAATGACAGCAGTTGCAATAATTCCAGGTATCATAATTTTTCTCGTTATTGAAAATATCTACTTCCGCTACAAAATCTTCTGGCGTGACAAAGAAATAAAAAAGCTTCACGAAGAACTGGAGAAAACTGAATGAAAGATTATGACTTCTTTCTGAACGGTAAACCAATCTCAAAGGTAATCTCGGATAAACTTGAAGTCGGATTAAAAGAAGACGGTCCTATCTCTTTTTCTAAAGCAGATAAGGAACAGTGCGGCACAATAAGCTGGAGTGGAGTCTCCATCGAAAAACTTAAAGAGGCTATTGCAGAACTTGAAACCGTTCCTAAAGAGACTTTCTTTGATGAAAAAATAAAGGCTGCAAAAGAACTGAACAGAAAGATGAACGAGTATCTTGAAGGAAAAATACGTAAATATTTATCTGACAACCATCTTTCTTTTATTGACTGGTCTCGTGACGGTCGTGCAGATATTTATACCGACGGCAGACATGAGTATTTCTACAAAGATGACTTTATCTGTGGCGTACAGATTAAAACAATTATAAATGATCTGTCCATCAGTCCGGACAGTAAAATCGAACTTATTCTTTATTAATCTTCTTCGTAACGCATTACATCCTTAATACCGATATTAAGGCAGGTACAGATTTTATCAAGATTTCTTTTATTAAAGGTATTGTTTTTACGCATAGATAAAAGGACCGGATAACCGACTCCGGATTTATGAGCCAGTTCCTTTACAGAGATTCTGTTGTATGCCAAGTAGCCGAACAAAGGCTTTAATGTAAGCATACAGTCATTATACACCTACTCTGTCTTATCTGCAATCCATTCCCAGTGACCTTTTGTTTCACTTTTAGAGAACTCTATAATCTCGCACGGCTGACATTTCAGAACGCTGCAGAGCTGCCCGACAAGGTGAGCAGTAATCTTACGACCTTTAGAGAACGCCACAAGGTCCTTAGGTGGAATACCGCTTAATTGAGAGACTACCGTCATGGTGAGGTTACGTTCTTCGAGCAGCCTAAAAAACGGATCGGTATTGATCATAATTTATTATCTTCTTCTTTTATCAGAATCTTTGTATAAACAAAGTAGTTTGGGTGTACTTCTGTTATCGCAATTTTCCAGTATTTAACATGCTGAATATTATTTTTATAAGTATCTTCTAAATCATAAAAAATCAGACCTTTATATATTACAAATTTTTCATCATCCACTTCCATGATATAATTGTCACCAGATAATGGATAAATGCCTTTTATTTTTCCTGCTGCTACCGTCTTAAAATCTTCCTGTAAACCCCAGGAAATCTTATCAGTAACATACATAGTATCTGCAAAACACAGAGCACCCATAATCATCATCAATACAATTAAAATACCCTTCTTCATATAAATCTCCTTACAAATATAGTATCACATATATTAGAGATTGACAACCTCTAAATTAAATGGTACAGTAAATTATGATTTCATACGAACCTTTATACAGAACACTTGAAAAGAAGCAGATGCCGATGAATGTACTGTCGGTAGCAATCGGCTTTGCAGCCACATCACTCGGCTCATGTATTTCCAGAAAGGAAAACCTTACCTCAACTACCATTCAGAAGATATGTGAAGTACTGGAATGCGGTATTGAAGATGTCATAGAGAATGTGCCTGACGGAACTGTAATTGAACACAAGACTACCGTCATCAGACGAGAGAGAGGTGGTGAGAACATGGTGAAGGTAAACTGGGAAAAACTTGAAGAGGACATCAGTAAAGCCGGCATGTCACTTACAGGTGTGTCAAAGGCGATGGATAAGGCACAGAACTTTCTGGTCCGCAAAAAGAAACTTAAGCACATTGCCCTCACTACTGTCCAGGAGATAGCGAAGGTAATCGGAACAGACTGCAAGGACTACATATGAACTTCGGAAAGCTCCGCCGGTATATGGCAGAAAACGACATATCGAGAAAGCAGCTTAGTGAACTGACAGGTCTCTCATTAAACCAGATCAACTCATTCTTCTACGACAAGAACGTCTCTATGGGTTCTGTAGGAAAGATATGCTCCGCCCTCAACCTGCAGCCCCAGGACATTATGGAACTCCCTCAGAAAAATTGACCTCCGCCATTTTCACACTAACCTCTCCGCGTATATATAAAGGTACCCCTCCCTCACACTAACCTTTACCTCCAGACTATAAGCGATCATCTACATCGCACTTACCCTTCCTTCACTATCCTATAAAAGCCTATATACTGCTATAAGGCATATATATAACGTATACACCCCATAAAAACAGCCGTTTATGCAATAAAACCTCATCTTTCTGCATATTTATACATACTATTTCCGTAAAACCATAAAAATAGCTTAAAATCTTGTATTTTCCCGGTGATTTTCGATACCTTTTTAGACCTGCCAAAGACTCATATACAATTTTTATACACTTTTTATGCATTTTACCCACTTTATACCTCAGTTTTATACACATTCTTCTTATAATAACTGTGTCATTTTTACTCATATCACTGTGTCATTTTGGCCTTGAAAAAATTTGACTCCGCACAGAGAAGGACAAGAGCCCCCGGCCGGATTATCTTCTCCCTACTGGGCGGGTAGGTTGTACATATATATAGTATTTTTTATAGTAGTATTAATATTGTATATTTTCTTTTATTTTTTTTCTTTTTTCTCTTGCATTATCTCTAATATTGTGATACTATAAAGATAGTTAGATAGATATGCTAACTAGTTCTTTGACATTGAAAGGGATTGAAAGCACGTCCGAAAATGGACGGGGTAAAGGTTAGGGAATGAAGAGTTACCCACACGGGTAATGATACCTATTGAATTAGGGAGTAATTCCGATTATCCACACTTAGTAGTAGTGGTGAGTACCGAAAGGGAAAGCAAGTCAAACACTACGGAAAGCCAAGGGATTGTCTAAGCCGATAACCGAAAAATCGTGCTAGTAAGTTACCAAGTAGAAACTAGGGAATAGAAGTCTTAAAGGGTATACCAATATATATAAAATCGGTTGTAAATTACCTAATAAGCAAAAATCACTATATAACACGTTTTAAGCGTGTAGGAGTAATAATATGAATAATCCAATTTTTATCCGTTCTGTAAAGGTAATTGACACTTTGAAAAATTCAAAGGGTGGTTATAGTGAAAAAAATCAATCCATAGTTGACATTGCAAACATTGTTTTAAAACTTGGAATTGGTTGTAACTTTGTATTGAATATGGAATATTCAAGTGACACTTACTATGAAGCCTTGGATGGTTGTAACTATGATTACCACGACAATTCAAAGATTTTGAAACTTGCCGAAGTTATCAACTTTTTTGAATGTTTGTCCGTTACTATGGTTGATAGATGCTTTGTTATATCTCACAACAAACAAAATCAGCCTATTCTTGCCGTACTCCCTAAAAGCAAGTTTATTAAAACTATACTTGTTAGGGATAAAAACGCTATTACCGAAAAATCGGTAGAAGTAAAAAATGCCTTTGATAGTAATGTAAAAAAGACTATCAAACAGAAAATTTCCAAGGGTGTACGCCCAATCAATGAAAGTGAAGTAAACCAATTAAAAACTACTTTTAATGGTATGTTTGGAGTAGGTTATAACAAAGAATTGGTTATAGTGAACAAAAAAGAAAAATCGGCTTAATTGCTGATGAGTACCAATAAAACGCTAGGGATATTTTATCTCTAGCGTTTTTTTTTGCTTTTTTGAATTTTCAAAATTCTTAAAAATGCAGTGGTTTCCAGATTTAAAACCTGGATTTAGATTTTTGATTTTTGCTTTTAAGACTCCGTTTTTAAGGTTTGCGTTTTAAGTTTTAAGACACAAACTTTTTGGTATACCGTTTAAGACTTCTATTCGAGTAAATCTGATTTGAAAATTCTCAACGTCATTTTAGGGTTACCATTTTAAATGCTAATTTTTTCGACACTCGAAATGGGTTGAAATCCACAAAAGAGAAATTTTTCATTGAAAGATTGAATGCGGTAGGACTTTCCCCCGAAACAAAAACGGAATGCGGAGTAAAACCGATTGCAGAAAAACTCAAGCCAGGTTTTAAATTTTGACTTTACCGGGCAAGTTTTAGCAAGGGTTTTAGAATGTACCCAGATAGAAACATTCTCGGAAGTATAGAAAACCTTAATCGAAGTTTTCGGTTAACGTGAAGGCACGGAAAAGGCACGTTTAAGGGCGGAGCTTTTTCAAAGTAGGACTATACACTACAACATACAACCGTGCAGGCAGCTTTTATCGATAGCAAGATAAAACCACTTTCAATAGTGGGCGGTTGTTTCCGGGTGCGTTTTCGCACTTTAGATTTTTAATAATCCGCTTTAAGCGGTAAGGAGTTTTTATGTCAGAAAATGAATTGAAAATCCAGGGCGACTTAGCGGTAAAGAATTTTAAGGCTAAGTTTAAGGGGCTTTCTTTAGAAGAAGAAATGAAACCTAAATGGCGTGCAATGGCTTTAGAGTCTACTCAAAAGAAAATTGCACTTGCAAGACAGAATGCAAGATTTTAAGGCGGTGAATTATGAGTATAGGATTATTTTACACTATCTTTATGACTGTTTTTCTCTTGGTGCTTTTCGGTTGTTATCTTTTCGTAGAGTCTTATTATCTCGGCGGTGATTACTACCTTATCGGCAACTATGCAAGAAAGAAAACAGTTATCGAAAAGTTTTTTGACGGTTTGAAAATCTTATTGAAACTTTAAGGGGGTGTTTTATGAAACTCTTTAAGGCTGTTTACTCAAGAAGTGTTCATTATCTCTTGGCTGATTCTCAGGAAGAAGCCGTTGCTTTATCTCCACGCTTTAGCGAGCGATGGGGAATTTTAATGTCGGTTTCCGAAGTTGATTAAAGGGGGTGTTTTATGCACTATTACGCTGATTTCAACGGTTATCGTTTAAGTTTGGTTGGTTCTGTCATTACCATTTTCGACTCGTCGGGTCGTAAAGTAAGACAGTATTTTTATACAAGTCATAAAGCTGCGAAGTCGGTTTTTATGAGTTTAGTTTAGGGCTTGCTCGTTTCGTGTAAGCCTTTTTTATTGTGGAACGGTCTTGAACCGTAAGGAGTTATTATGCCACAGGTAAAAGTTAATGATGGAATTTGCGAATACATTTCGCATGAAGATTTCATTAAGTTGGTTTCTGAACCTCAGATTTCAGAAGATGATGTTTGTTTTAAGGAGTCTAAATCCTTGAATGCAATTTTAGCTGAATTCGGTTTGTAAGGAGTAAATTATGACTAGACGTACAACTTATTATAACGCTGTTCATTGGTTGCATAACGATTTTGTGTTGTGCAATAACGTTCCAAGTATTGACCCGAACGTTTGGGATAATATCCGTTCTTCTCTCACTTGGGAAGACGAAGACGGCTGCGAACACGAAACAGAAATTTATCAGTGGTTTATCACTAACGCTTCAGAAGGTGATGTCCGCTTCCTCGAAAAGAGTTTTGGACTTCTGTTTACTTATTCCGATGTTCTCGACTGCTTTGTGCTTTGCGTAGACCATTGGGGAACTAATTGGCATGGTGTCGGCTGCGACTGTAACAACGATGATATTCCCGACAGTCTTCTTAAAGATGACAAGGAGTTCTAAATGAGAAAAAACAAATACAATTATCTTTGGGTCATTCAAGGATTTTACGGCGGTTGTTGGGAAGATTTGTCAGAATATGACAAAAAGGAATATTCCTATGCAGATGTTAGACACGACATCAAGGAATACAGAATTGCAGATTCAGCACCGAAAAGATTGATTTCACGAAGAGAACTTAACGAGGACTAGTTTACGGCTAGTCCTTTTTTATTGGCCGTCAATGTACGGTAAGGAGATTTATATGGCTAGAAAAAAGGCTACATTTGGAACAATGGCAACTTGCAATGTACGTTATGTCATTGCAATCTTAAACACAGACAATACTTTCAAGTATGTTACAAAAGTCCAGGTTGTGCCGCACAAGTATTGTGAATGGAACAACGGCGAAAAGGCGTTCTTCTTTGAAAGTCGAGATTACGCCGAAGACGTTTGTTTCGGGCTTAATGCAAATGGAACTGGTGCTTTCGTTGTAGAAGTACCGGACTATTTCGACGACTGCAACTTCAAGAACAAGGAATAGCGTATGAAGAAATTAATTAATTCTTGGTCACGTTATCTTTCCAAGGAAGAAGTTGAAGAACACATGATTGCATTCTGCCAGGCTTCACAGGAAGACAAGGAATGTATGATTTCTGAAACTTTTGGAATATTTGACGGCAAATTGAACGGTGATGTTTTTACTTACTACTACTTTTGTGGCGATACTGTTCGATATTGGGGAACTGATAATTGGTGGAAAGGTACTGACTTTAGACGTGTAGACTATAACTTTATGACAGATGAGGCCGTAGTAACACCAATTAAAAAACGTACTAAGCAGATTGTCGAAATGGCATCTGAAAATAATTACAGAACACTTTAATTAGCCGAATAAATCGGCAAGGAGTATTTTATGGGAAATAGAGCAGTAATTACAACAACAAACGCTCTTAGAGAGAATGGCTCGTTAATTAAAAACGAAATCGGCATTTATCTTCATTGGCATGGAAGTCCTGAAGATGTTCAGAGCTTTCTTAACCTTGCAAAGTCAAAGGGTGTTCGTAAACCCGAAGACGATTGTTATGGTTGGGCAAGACTTTGCCAGGTTATCGGTGAAGAGATTGGCGGTTATGAACTCAGTATGGGCATTGATCGCCTTGAACGTCTTGATTGTGCCAACTATGACAATGGAGTCTATATCTTTAAGGATTGGACTATCGTAAAGCAGATTGACAGTTCGGATGTCAAAGTGAGGTAGTTATGGACAGTATCACAGAAGTTTTAATGCGTAGAGATGGATTGTCTGAAGAAGACGCTAAACGTGAAGTTGACGACTTCAAGGCAGACATTGAGGACTCAATCATGGGTTTAAGCTTAGAAGACGTTGAAGACGCTCTTATGAACGACTTAGGTCTTGAACCTGATTATCTTATGGACATTTTGTTCTAAGGAGTTGCAATGAAAAGAAATACAACTTTCGTAGAACGTATTTATGATACTCTCTTTGGCAATACTCAATATCCGCAGTTAGATTTCAGCAAGGTTAATGACCAGTTTGTTGATTATGGCAAAAATGAAATCTTTATTCTTTATGGTAAAACTGCCTACAAGATTAAAGTTGAACGTATTCCGGGTTATCACGATGACCTCACAACAATTTAAGGAGTAATTTATGGGTTGGACAGGAATGTTTGATTGGTCTAGTTCTGAAAAGAACAAGGATATTCTTAATCGTGAATTTTTTGGAAGTGCTGAACGTAAGTATGAAGCTCTCAAATGGTCTGGCAATGGTGGTCATACTTGGTGTCTTTACAAGAACAAGGAAACAAACAAGGTTTACGCAATGGTTGTTCTTTGTTCTCGTGACAGTAAACGACATGAGTTTTGCTACAAGGAAATCGAATTGAGCATGGGGCCGTATGAGTATGACATGCCAGCTTCATGGATACCTTTGATTAAAGACACTTACAAAGACGAACAGTATGCACAGGACTGGTTTAAGCGTCGTGAAGAATTCATTGCTAAGAAAAAGCAGAACAACTTTGAAATTGGCAACGTTCTTAAATGCCATAATGGTCGTGGTCATATCGAATGGGGAAGTGGTTTTAAGATACCTGAGAACTCAGACTTTTTTATCAAAGTTGAACCACATCGAACACGTTCACGAACTACTAAACTTTACATGATTGCAGAGCATGATAATGTAACCGGCGGTTTCTATACCAAGCCTTATAGACTTGGTTTGGAAACTCTTAAAAACCTCGACAGCGTTGAAGTTGTAAGGAGTGCAAAATGAAATCATACGTTTTGAAATCTTGGGTTAATGGAAAGGTTGTCTATACTTCAGACAACCTTTTTTCATCTGAAAATGAATTGTGGCTGGATGTTTCTGTAATGAAGAAACAGTTTTTCGGAACTTATGCTGAAGTTGTAAGGAGTTAGTTATGCAGAAAATGCATGAAATATTTCCTAATGGTTGCTCTTCAAAGCAATTAGATAAACTAAGACAATCTTGGTTTGAAAAATATGGTAATCCATTTTGCGGAAATGGTGATTGGTCTGAAGTAAAGCTGCTTGAAAGTATGTATTGGGCTTTAAGTATGCTTAGTTCATGTTTCGCTTATGGTGGTGTAAAAGGTTTCTTTTCAGAGTCTGGTACTTGTTATAAAGAAACTCGTTACCAGCATTACCTGAATAATTATCTTGAAAACGGTGGAACAAAAGAAGACTTCGACAAGATGTTGGATATTCAGTGTGAGCACTACAAAAAGTGTTCTGTTGGATATGCAGGTACAGATTTCGAGGGGTGCAGTTATAACTGTATTCACGAAGAGGACGAGGTGGTTGCATGACTGAAATTGAAAAGGAACTTGAACAAGCAGAACGTGATAAGAAAAGACGTGCTGCTCAGATTAAGGAAGAACTTGCCGGGTCTTTATCTTCAGAAGATAAAGACATAATTGATATGTGGGCATTCGAGTTTCCACTTTAAGGAGATTATATGAAAGTCGCAAGTATATTTTTCTGTTCACCTTGCATAGGTTGGAGGCCAAAAGACAGACACGATTATGATAAGAGATATTCGTGTACTGATGCTTTCACAGATGAGTTTTGCATCAAAGAAAACATGAAACTCATCAAAAAGGAAGTTGAATGTTTGGGCGGTGTTTTTGTTATTTATTTGGAATTGAAATCACTCTACTCTATCAATCATCCAGATAGTAACCAGGCACACTACAATGCAGAAATCGTTATGTATACCAATTATTAAGGAGATAACTATGGGATTGGATATGTATCTTTACAACAAAGAGAAAGAAGAAGTTATGTATTGGCGTAAGGCGAATCAGATTCGTGGATGGCTTGTAAGTCATAATATCATTGAAGACGATGATAACTGCACGGACAGGGTTGTTACAGTTCAGAATCTGAAAGACCTTATTGAAGACTGCAACAAGGTTCTCGCAAATCACAATCTTGCAGAAGAACTTATGCCTACAACACAAGGCTTCTTCTTCGGCAGCGAAGCATATGACGAATACTACTTCGATGACTTGAAAGAGACTGTCGAAAAATTACAGCTAATTGTAGACGCTGCAAAAGAAGATGACCACTTCATCTATTCAGATTGGTGGTAAGGAGTAAGAAAGTAGTTATGAAAAAAGAGTACCAGGTTGCTTGGAATTGCTTGCTTGTGTGCTTACGAAATAATTACCCATTGGAAATTTGGATTTGCCCTATTCCACCCGAACACAAGACTCGGATGTTGGAAGCAGGTAAAAGATTTATTGAACGTGAACGGCTCTCAAAACGAGAGCCGTTTTTATTTGAGGAGGTCTCATGATTCTTAAGAACGGATGGACGTTCGGTGGCGAAGTTGTCCGTAAGAAAGATTTCGGTGATGGATACGGAGGAAACATCACCATTAAGGGTGCTTCAAAGACTGGAGACGTAGAACTTTCTGTGTTTCTTTCTGAAGCAATGTTTCAGCAGATTTGCGATAAGGATTATCCGAAAGTTATTGCAAGTGGTCACTTGGAACAGCGTACACATGAAACAGACGGCGGAAATCTGAAACGTTCGCTTAAACACATCGCGGACAAATTGGAGTTGGTTTCTTAGAGACAATTCAGTTTGTCTTTAAGTTTTCAGAATTAAGTCCATTTTCAAATTAAAGTTTGAAGAAGCTGTAATGACAGTAAGGAGTAAGTAATGGACAAACTTTTAGAGGAAATGTTCAAGCGTGAACGTTGGGAAAAGGCTATTCAGATTGCAGTTGATAAGAATATGCCTTATGACGAACTTGAACGATATTGCAATCCCCAAACATTAGCAGAACTTTACATTCTCATTCGAGATGGTGAGTACGGCATTATTCCACCACATCAGCAGAGTATTCCTAAAGATGACGGTGGAGTTCGTGTTGTATACATCAATGAAAACTTAGACAGAATTATCCTGTCTATCATCAACGATATGTTGTTCGAGTTCTGTGGTGAATTGGTTTCTGAACGTTCAAAAGCGTATCAGACAGACCTGTCATGTGGCAAGGTTGTGAAAGAAGTTGTAAGTCGTATTTCGTCATGCAAGCTACAGACAATCGGCATTAAGGCAGATTTATCAAAGTATTTCGACAGTGTTCCATTGCGGTTTATTGAAGAAGTATTTGATAAGGTGGAAGGAATCTGTGGTAAATCTGCGGTTGTCGATTTGCTCAGACGTTATTACAGATGTGATAAATGTCTGAATGAACAGAACGAAGTCATTGAACACTTTCAGTCACTAAAACAAGGTTGTGCCGTTGCTTCATTCCTGGCAAATGCAGTTCTTTATGAAATGGACGAGGAGATCAAACTTCTTGACGTTTACTACGTTCGATATTCGGATGATATTCTCATCATTGGAAATGAATGGGAAAAAGGGAAAGAAATTCTTGAACGCAGATTAAACGAAAAGGAACTCGTTCTCAATCCAAAAAAGGTTGAAGTTCTCAGTAAGGACAGGTTCTTCAAGTTTCTGGGCTTTATGATTCGTGGAACTGAAATCTCTCTCTCAAAGAAACGTCTTAAGAACTTTCAGAAAGAAATCTTAAGCCGTTGTATGAAAGCAAACTCCTATAAATCCGCATTACACATGGTAAACCGTTATCTCTATAACGGTCAGTATTGTTGGGCAAAAGGCGTGC